GGATTAGCATCATCTGCTCCTGCTAACCAATAATCTCCAAGTTCAGGCTCTCCCCAGGGTGTATGAAAAATATTTTCAGATGTTGGAGCGGTTACCTGAACATACCATCTTGATCCTTTTAATCCCTGTGGTCCGGTTGGACCTTGTATTCCTTGCGGCCCTATAGGTCCGGTAGCACCTCTAATGCCCTGAGGTCCCTGTGGTCCGCCGCCTGCTGTTAAAATCTGGTCAAAATTGTAGTTTACTTTGTCTACAAGTATTGCTTGTTGATCCCCAGCAAGAATATTTAATATGTTTATTTTCGGCATCTCTAAGTATTACTTTTTATATATATCTCCCTTATATTTTTCCGACTACAAAAGAGAACGCTACCGAGTAGTCAAAGGAAGGGTCTTTTTGTAATTTATATTCGTATGCAAGAGAACCTCTCTTTTTAATATCATTATTAGCAGATTTGATAAACCCTGTAGATATCTTCTGATAATCAGTCAAATCCGTTATTATCGGCTGAAGATCTACCCCTGATGTTACCTTAATCTTCTTTACAAAAACCAATATTTCTTTGGCTTCGTACTGTGGCAATATGTTATTTTTAATGTACTCATCAGCATCGTCGGTTAAAATCGTTTCATTTCCCACACCAAATTCAGAAATTAGAAGTTCCGAGAATTTCTTATCTATTCCTCCATCCTGAAAATGTTTAACTGCTGTCCTATCTACTAACAATAATGCTTTTATCTCTGTATCAGTTTCTTCCCATAGAATTTCATATTTAGGATAAAGATCTGTATTAATATTAAAAACATCACTTAATGTAGAAGGATACTTTAATTGTATTGGTTGCTTTATAAGATTTGGGGTCTTCATAACCTTACTACCAAAGAAAGATTTTTGCTCTAGCATGTTCTTCACTCCAGGAACATATTGATATGTCGTAGGTGCATAGTATTCTCTGTATCTTCCAGCATCCCATGTACTTTCAAAAATAAACATGTCTCTTCTATCAATAGGGGTTTCTCCTATTAACGGATATTGTGGTTTATATCCGGATTGGGGATCTATTCCAAATGGATTATTCTTCGCATACTTATAAAAATTAAGATTCTTTACTTTAGCAAATGAATCCTTATTTACTCCAAGTGTTGTATTTTTATATTCGATAGTCTCAACAACTAACACCGCATCACCAGCAAAATTTTCGCTCTCTATTTCATAATATATTTTACCGGGTGAATCTTGAGGTACAACAAATAAAGCTGTTGTATCACTAGTGTAAGAAAACCCGTCAGTATAAAGGTTGTATGATTCTCCAGAATCTACAACATAAGATATAACAAAGTTTTTCTTAAGACCTGAATTAGAAGAAGAAAGTCTTGAAAAATTTTCAAATATAAAATTATAAGAATTTCCTTTAACTAATCTTAATTTCTTTCTTGTAAAACCGTCTATTAATATCTCATATTCCGATCCTATTCCATAATATTTTGAAGTTAGAGTTTTTAATTGTAGACTTACTGAAACGTCTAATACATTTGGATTTTGGGAAGTTGATGGATTTTTATCAGTAGAAAGTCTATCGTTCTTTATATTATCAAACATTAAAACATCTTTAAACTTAGGAACGTATCCCCCGCCATACCTAAAGAATTCGGTGATAGCACTTTGCTCTACTAATTTATAGCCTACGTTAGTATTTGAATATGATTCTGGTTTATAATCTTCTTCTATAGGGATTTTTCTAGCATCTTGTACAAATGATGATGGCTTTATGAATTCAAGAATAAACGTGCTATCAGTTACTATAGTTGTTTGGTTTGCTTCATCCCACGTAGATTTGGTATAGTTTATATAGTTATTGTCTTCAATAAATGTTCTATAAATTTCCGAGAATGTTATTTTATTTAATAAAGCTTCCCAATAATTCTCCCCTGATGCAAATTGATAAACAGCTCTGTCTTTCATTGAATTATATGAAGCACCAATAGGAACTTTTGTGTATCCATTAGCATATGGATATCCTAAGCTAGTAAAATCGAAGAAATATCCAACACCGCTTGTATAATTAACTTCGTTATAATTAACATAATTCTTCCCAACTCCGGTAATCCATGGTGTTCTAAACCAGTATCCCCCATTAACATCTGATCTTGGCGAGAATAATGTATATGGGGATTTAAACGTGCTAGCTCTTGAACCTGTTCCAACAACCGGAGTTGTTGGATCATAGAATTTAACTTCCTCGCGTAAATCTGTATTATAATCAGGATTAACTGCAATTGCAACAATTCCTGATCCTAATGTTGTTGTTTCATCAACTAAAGAAGAAAACCCTATAGTTGCTTTTCTTGTTACGTTTAATGCAGAAGTTAATTTTACATTTCCTATAATAGATGAGGTATATCCCCCATTATTCAATTTAGCATATTCCGTACTTCCTGATCCTAGAGTAACACTATGTCTGTACTTATTGCTTACTGAATATAAACCAAAATAATCAACACCTCCGTATATTCCTGTAGGGTTGTAAAACCAAGAACCCGTAGCAGTTTCAAAAACTTTATTTGCATCACTGTTTGAATTATGAATAATACCTCTGAATTTTACAGGATCTACAAATCTAAGATCGTTGTTAACAATAGTTATTATAAGTGTAACAGTCTTGAATTGATCATTATGATGAATATTAAAAGTTAATGGAGATGTTACATGATACGGATCAGGATCATCCACTGATTTTAATACGCAAGAAAATTTATATCCATTAAATTTTGAATCATTTAATTTAAAAAGATTTTTTTCTTTCGTTTCAAGAGAAGCATCGGTTCTTTCTTTGATCCTAACTTTAATCCCCCTAAAAAGAGTATCTGAAAATCCCGAAGCTGAATCATAAGAAAAATATGTGTATAATTGATCGGAATTTCTATTTCTTACATCACTAAACTTAACATTATCCAAATTGTAAAAATCTTCACCGTCTATAGTAAAATAATTTACAAAATAGTCTTCTAAAGAAGGATCCGCGTTTTTAATAGATTCTATATTAATACTTCCAGCACAATAGCTCGAACTATTCTTTAAAAGATTAGCAGGTGAATCTATTGGAGGGTTTTCTAATAAATACCATTCGTTAGTAAAATATAAAGGATCCCTATTTTGTCCAAAGAAACTAGGAGAAAAATTTAAAGGGGTAAATGCAGGACTAGAGTTAAGTCTATAATCATTACCTCTTACATCTATGCCGCCATTATAAACCCATTTAGTAATATATGGGGTTATTCTAGATACGGTAACAAGATTTCTTAAATAGTTCTCTTTTAAGACCTCATATTCATTATCCACCTTACCAAAATTCATTTGATCTTTCTTAGTATAAATAGAAGAAGCATCATCAAGAAATTTAATATCCTGAATACCTAGAAATCCCGGAAATTTATCAAGATCTATATGCGGATCATTATTACCCGCGGATATTCCCAAAGGGGAATTTACATACACGGTAGGAACAACATTAAATCTTGCATTATTTGATTGCCCAAGAAGTTTATAACTTGTTGATCCTGCTACCCCTCTAAAAATAAAATCAGAATTAGGTCCGTATGTCGTACCGTTATATTCAATGCTTGTTCCTGCAGCTACTGCATAATCTATTCCGGGATAAATTGTAGATATTCCATCCGGCTGTATATCAATATATCTATAATATTCTTCTGTTGGGGTTTTGCCATACGTACTTGACCAAAAATCTATATCAAGATCCTTAACACTGTACATAGAAAATACACCAGTTTCTATCTGAACAAGCTCTTCAACTATAATAGTGTTACTTGTTCCTAATAATATAGTGTGTGTATTGTCTTCAATTTCTACTATTGCATGACTTGTATAGTCTTTAATAGTATGATATGATAATTCATCTTCTGTCTCGTCTATAAATTTTCCTACGAATTTAACCTTAGATAATCCAAAATTTGTTCTGATGTAACTTGTTTCAGTAGATAGCTTGTTTGCATCTTCTGCTTTTATTTTGACCCTTGTATTCTTATGCTCTGATCCGCCTGTAAAATTTAAATAATTAGTAAGATCTACACCATCAACTCCATTAAGATATATTTTTTCTCTTCTATTAAATTTTTCTTTAGCGTAAAAGTCTTTATAAACAAAAATTGAAAAAACATCATCATTTCTATGATCACTTCCTTCGGATCTTATAATAACTTCATCCCCTATATTAAAAGCCTTATATGATTTATAATTAACGCTATTAATAGCTCCAGCTAATGCTTTAGCTATTTCTTCATTAGTACCGAATGGATGGAAATAATATGCTCCACTATCATCAATATAACTGCCTGGACCCCATCCGCTTATAGCATATGTTAATTCTGACGCAACAAAATAATCATATCTTTTGTTACCTATTTTATTTTCACCAAAAGGATGATATAATACGATAGCATCATTAGGAAGTAATTCGTTAGTTATCTTAATAACCATATAAGATCTGCCACCAGTTTTTGCTAATATCCCTTTGTACTCTTTAGTTTTAGTTTTGTCTATACCAGCAAAATCTGAAATATCTAAAATCCTGTTCTTCAAAATTATTAAATCATTCTGATCTGTGTTTTCCCCCCATTTATTAGAGGTTGTCGTATCACTTATATAATTCTTTGACTGCTTGTATGAATAGAATTTATTGTTCTTGTCTTTTATATAAAAATATTTAAGTCTATCGTCAACCTGTATATTTTTAGAAGATGGTATGTGCCCCCATTTAGAATCGCTGTCTACAAAAAGTCTAATCCCGTTATTATTGCTCTGATAAAAAGAATTAAGCATTTGTTTAGAAATCTGTAAAGAAGACTTAGGCTCAGGAAAATTTCCTTTCTCTGTAGATTTATTATAAAAAAGATCCCCAGATAATTGGAATTTCCCGGTCGGAATATCATCTACATATAATCCGTAATACCTATTAATGGTATAAAGATCTGCATCATTATCATCAAATAAAAATTCTAGATTTAGGAGGTTGTATGATATAACATCATTTCTTTTAAATCCGTCAGTGATAATCTGATCAAATTCTATCATAGTAGAATCACTAGTAAAAAGAGAATTTAAATATTCACCCTTCTTACAATATACCCCATCAGATACAGAAACACCATTGTATGTGCTTAAAGAGTTTTTTTCAAATCTAACATCAATTAATGATTGGCTATATCCGGAATTGTTTTGTATATTTCTAATATATTTTCCTATCTTACTATCTTTCTGTAAAGAAAAAGTAGAAACGATAGAAGACTTAGGAAGTATATTTTCTATAAAATGTGTTTGTATATTTCCTATATTAGGAACGTTATAGTTAGCATCTAATAATACAACACTTCCTAATCCAGCTATTGTCGTAAAATCTGTTGATGTTGCAGTAAATATACTTCCTGATAAATATTCATTGCCATCAGTTTTTATTTTATATTTTTGATATGCTGCTGTCGTTGTATCAATCCCGTAATCTTCAAGGACCTTATAATTTTTTCCAACCTCCAGTGCTGTTACTTTTATAACATATGAAAAATCTATAGGGTCATCTATTCTGAAAATAACAAAATATTTTGGTATATCTTTACCAAGCCACAAGGGAGCTAAATATGAAAAATTTTCACTATATACATCAGAAACTAAAGGGGTTACACCTGTATGATAAAATCCATCATATTGGTCAACTAATGTTGAAACAAAATTTTCCTTAATAGTTTCTTCCCCCCTTACACCGAATATAAAATTAGTTGGGGTTTTTCCGTTATTGAAAAAAGAGTATACGTCATGCGCAAAATCACCATCAGAAGATAATCTATACCCTTTGTATTGATTCTTAGACATTTCATCATTTGAATCAATCGAATTCAGCCATATATTTTCTGACGAATCTACGCTAAGCTTAAGATTACCTGATATTCTAGGGTTAGCCCTTATAATACCGAAGGAAGATTTATACTTGTCTTTTTTCTCTGCCATTCTTAGTTATCCTTTTTAGTTGTTAAATCTCTTAACTCCTAACGTATCCTTGAAACTTGAATAAGTAGGAGAAGCTAAAGCAGATTTAGTATAGCTTCCTGAAACTGATAGGTCAAAAGAGAATATCTCTTCGTTACTTACCTTTATATCTATCCCTATCTTTTTAGTGTAGGTAATATTTCTAATCGTTCCGGTATTTCTAAATCCTCCAATATATCCTAGTTTGTCCTGACATCTCATTTGGAATAAAACTGGTATAACTATTGCATTTTGTGATCCTGGTGAAAGTACTTTGGTTGCTAGAGAAGTTGATCCTTCAACTTGAATAGGAGCGTGACTTGATGGTGCCATAAATAAATAAGAACCACATGAATATTTTCCTACTAGATACTCATCATTAGTTGAAAATCCTAATTTTTCTGGATAAGAGTGATTATCACCGCCTGTTCCATAAATATTATTTGTAATCTGTGTGTATCCTAATTGTTGATACGGTTTTGACTGATTTGAAGGATACAGATAGTTAACATCCGTTATTGCTGTTTCAAATCCAGCTGCATGTCTAAATTCCGGATATACAAATCCTTTAGATCCAGGAGAAGGCTGGGTAGGTTTAACTAGTTGTTTAAATGTTTTTGGAGATCCCTGTGTTGCTTCATAAATAATAGTAGGATGGCTTATATGAATACATAATTCATTTAATTTTCCACTGCCAATTGGTACACCAGCACTATACGTACCAGCCCAAATGCTTGCATTACTAGATCCTGGTGTAGTAGCACCAGTAGGATTAAATGGAAGTATAGTTCCGAAATGTACAGGCTGTCCAGCAATACCTGAATCTTCATTCCACGATACCCCAGTTACTGGTTGGAAAAATAAATCTTCATCATATCCAACCGATTTGTATCTTGTATAAACAAATTGAGAATTTGAATTAGCAGATTGGTGGGGAGCTGCATGAATGAAAGATGAAATTCCACTTAATCCGACAGTTACATCAGACGATTTAACGCCAGTTAAAGATATTGGAGTCAAATCATATTTTCTAAAGTTTTTATAATCTGCACTTCCATCTCCCGTTGCTCCGCTTGAAAGAGCTATAATACTTTGACCTCCTGGTATAGTGGAAGATAATTCTAAGGGAGAAGCCGTATCGTTTCTCAATTCTATTGTGTATAAAGTAGAAATTATTTTTCCCCATTTACTATTATCAGTAGTAAGATCTAATAATTCACTATAATATCCAGCGAATAATTCTACCAAAGATCCTCTTTTAACACTGATTGATGTAGAATTAGCTCCTGTACCGTATGTAACATAAACTGAAAGTACACCCTTAGCAACAGCAATTAAAGCTTTAAGTGATGCAATTTCTTGATCCATTGAAAGTATCTTTTGATAAAGATCTAAAGCTTTACCTGTTGTTCCATCAAAAAATCCTGAAGATATTGTATCAGAAACGTGTGCATAATATTTGTCTCCACTATTAAAAGCAGTAGATAAGTGAGAATCTAAGCCTTTAGCAGATAAATCTTGTTGTAAAGAAACTAATATCTGATCATTAGCATTTTGCTTGACATATTGCTCGTTTCCACTTGCTGTAGTTAATTCTTCAGGAAATCCAACAGTGATTGGGGTTGAAAAATCAGATTCTAACGGATTGGTAGGCCACCCAGCTTCTGAGACAGAAGCAACTTTAATTTCGACTTTTTCACCCGCTGTTATAGGAATATCTAATTGGTTAATATTAGGAACATCAGCATTCTGAACATCCTCATCTAACCAGTAGTATTTCTTAGTTGTTGTATTATAACCTTTCTTTCTAATATCGGTTTTAAATTCTACCCAGTTACTATACGTTGCTCTTCTTTCCGTTCCGTCGTTGTCCTTAAACTTAATTTCATCGGATGCTGTAGAATTTCCTTGCTTAGTTAAATATCTATATCTAACCCTAAATTGAATAACATCTTGGTTTCCGGTTTTACCATCAGTTATTGGTGAAGGTATAGGCCAAAATCCTCTAACTCTGTATTTTGGTGTTTCTGAGATTTCCGGAGATGTAGAAGATATATTATTTAAATCCTGAATTACTGTTTGTAGTAATGAGGTCTTTGTTGATTTTTCTCTTGTTAAACTATCGATCTTTGTTATTAAGCTTTCTCTACTAGAAGTATTAGAAGATGTAACAGACGTTGTAACTAGCTGAGCAACCTCATTTCTAGCTTGATCTATTGATTTATTAAGTGCATCTATTTCATTCTGTAGTTTAACCTTTGTTTGTACTGTACTTGAAAATTTATCGGATGTATTCGTCTGGGTTATTTGTTTATTGATCTGTACAACCTTGAAATTAGCAGAATCTACAGTTGGCGAATTTGGGGTTAATCCGTAAACAGAAGGTATTGTTTTTTCTTTAGTGTTAGCTAAGAATTGAGATCCAAAATCTGCTACTTGATTTTTATAAAATTCATCAAGGGTCATTGTTCCTTCTGATGTGTTAATCATCATTTCATTAGAATGAAAAACAACACCTCTACTATATGATGATCCTGTTACATGCTTTTCATCATTTATTGATTTAATAAAAATAGCTTGTCTCTCATCATGACCTATATTAACATTAACCTGCAATGGCGAAAGCATTTCGGATGCTAAAACAAGAGCATTGTTTCCAATTGGAACTGGCTCATATCCATTAAGTCTTTTTAAAACTACAGTAGACTCAGAAAGATCAACATTTGTAATTTCAAATTTACTTCCTCCTGTTGTCATTAATACGTCTCCTGTTTTAAGCTGACGGTCTGCATTTAATGAGCTCGAAATTAGATCTTTGTATGTAATTATATCTAATTTATATTTTCTAACAGTTTGACTAATAATTTGACCACTAACAGTTACTGGAAGTGTTGTATCAAAAACTCTAAGTACTGAAAATGTTCCGCTATATCTTATAACCTGTAAAGGAAGATCCTCTGGATTTTCATCTATTGTATACGTTATCCCCTGATTGTAAAGGGCATTCATAAAATCAGAATCTGAAATATCGTTTCTTCCCTTTAGGTTGGTATCAAAATAATTCTTTTGGGAATCTGTTGTTGTATTAGCAATTATTCTTTTTATAAAAACTCTTTTAGTACCAGCATCAACTTGACCATCTAAACTGAATGATACAAAAAGAAGTGGATTTAAAAAACTTTCAAAAAAGTGATTACTTCTAAATTTAAAATTAGAAGGAACCTGTAAATTACTAGGAGCTACAGGATCTAATAAAGGCTTTGTTTGGTAAATTCTGGAAACTGTACCATCTGCATTTCTAACATTTGCATTTCCATCATCTAGTCCACTTAAAGTCTTAATATTAGAATCTAATCTCTTAATCTCGTTTGTAATGTAACCCCAAGAAGGAATTGGAATAATGCTTGTAACATTATTATCATCAAGAAATTCCACATTAACTGTGTCTTGCTTAGAAGTAGTAGCATTGCTTAGCTTATTAATAATCTCCAGAGAATTTTTCTGAAGTCTCAAAAACTGAGCTAATAAAGAACTTATTGAATTTTTGGTACCTGCCATTTTATCTTATTTGATCTATTTCGAAAGCTAAATTCTTTTCGTCGACACAAACTATATCAAAGATAGGTTTATTGCCTGCAGAATCAAATATGCTTTGTGTGAAACCCCCAACTAGCTTGCTATAAGCAACCCCTGATGGTGAGCTCAACGGATATACTCCTTTTGTATCTGTATACATAAGAATATTATTACCAGCAAGTACTATTTTGTCATCAAAAACCAATCTAATAGTTTGGCCTTTTTTCCATTGACTGTTTGTGTCATCGATTCTTATGATAACATCATTGGTCAATGTGATGGTTAATCCAAAATTGCTATGCTTGTAATAATTGTTAAAAGGATTTAATACTAATGTGTTACCACTAGTTTCGTTTATTGTAAAATTATAATTAGTATCTTCTGTAATATTATAATGCTGTACGGTGTTATTAAGTATCAATCTATTTTGTACTGATCTATCAACATTAATGCCTTCCCCGCTTTTAATAAGATCAAGATCATAGGAAAGCTTAATATTAGTTCTTCCGTTTAAAAGATCATTAGTTAATGAATAATTTCTTTCTATCAATCCTAAAATATCCTGGGTATTTTTAAATAATGCCTGATTAGCAACCATTGCATTTTCCAACGATGTTAATCTTGCTCCTATAGAGGTATTATCATCCATAGTGACAACTAGATCCTCCAAAACAGTCACTCTATTAGCAACGCCTATCATTTCAAGCGATTGATCATTAAGTGTTCTAGAAGCCTCCTGAAGCACATTAGCTGCATCCATAAACATTGAAAGAGAGAATGATGAATAATCATTAACTGCTAGTTCAACACCTGTGCTATCTACATCAGTATCAAATTTAAGATTTATTTTTAAGCCGTATGAATTACCATTAAGCTTAGTTATCGGATCTGGTTTGTATTTTTTGAAAGAGGGAATTCTTCCTGCAGAATTTGAAATTGGTTCAATATCTTCAAGGAATAAAATACCGTAAAGATTTGTTTCTGCATCTTCTGGATTATTAGGATCGTAAACATCATAATAAAGAAGTATTGAATTAAATTCAAAAGAAGCAGAATCCATTGTCCCGTTGAATTCGTCTATTGTGCTAATAGAAGGATTATCAACTATAGGTTTATAATTATCCGCATTAAAATCTAATTGAATACCATCTAATCTATTTCTTTTATATCCTACCTCATATGTTCCATTTTTTAAATACTTGGTTATTGTATCGGTATCTGAACTGAAAAAAGAAGAATCTGTATAATATGAATTAGCTACATTTCTAGGATAATACCATTGATGAACAAATTGATTTCCTGATGCATCGGTTCCTGTTACACCCGGTTGACCTATAACATCCTGGTCAAAAATTGCAAGTGTAGGAAATCCATTAGGACCATATGTTCCAATACTATGACTTCTCCCCTGTAGATATTCTGTATCCAAAGGATCGTTAGGGGTATGAGTTAATATTTGTCCAGGATAATAGTTTTCATCAGCTTTGGTTTTAAACATAACCAATGGCGTATGTCCATCACTTGTCGGAACGTGTATATAAACTTCTGAGTAAGAATTGTTTTTATGCTGTACAGAGTTAACAATATCGCACTCTCCAATATATTTAACCATTCTAGAGTATCTCGGAATTGAACTTCCGTTTCCTGTAAAATAATCATCCTCTTCAGTCCATCTTTTATCTGAATACGGAAATCCCCCAGAAAGACCTGTGTAGTTTTGATCTAGTGTTGGAATAACCTCATTTGAATTTGCAGGTCTAAATCTAATAGCACCCATTTCTTTCATCCACTTCCAAAAAACTCTTTCCGACACATTTCTTTTTAGTGTGGGATTATAATTTTCGCTGGAAGCTAAAGATGCTTCTAAATTTAAACAGTAATTCTGAAATGATATTTCTAAATTAGGACTAAGATTATTAGGATCTACTATAGTAAAAGATTCCTCTGCAACGTCTAAAAATGAAGAATCAGTGGTATTAAATAAAATAGTATTTTCCCCATACAGAGGCTCTCTAAATTCAGGAATGTTCAAAAGAACGTATTTCGAAAATCTAAATTTATTTACTGTATTATTAAATGTTAACGCAAGATCCTCTGCAGCAGAACTAAATGTGTAAAAAGTTCCACCCTGTACTTGTAAGGGCCTAATAAATGGGGTTTTCGCCATTCGATTTTATTTTATTAAATATTATGCTCCAGTTCCTGCGCTAAAATCTGTTCCAACGTATCCTGCAGAAGATATAACAACCCAGGATCCGTTTTGTGATGTACCACCTTTTCCTATTCTGTTTTCCCATTGAAGAGTAACAGATGTTTTATAAGGAAGTGATGAAGGAACCAATACTGCTTTAGAAGCCCATGCTCCGCCGTTTGCTGATGTATTAAATCCTGTGTAATATGTGCTCCCTGTTGGTCCAGTAACACCGGTAGCGATTCTTCCACCTGCTCCGCTAGTATTGATTAACGTTAATCTAAATCCTTGTGGAATAGAAGGCGGGGTTCCTGATGGTGCAGTTCCTGTAGCAACATAGAAGAAAAATCCGGTATTAAAGCCAGAATCTCCTCCAGCTGAGCTAACGTAACCAGCATCAACATAAACTACACTCTCGTTGAAAGCTAAAGCATAGGGATTGCTAAAAGTACCAGTAATACCCCCTCCGCCTCCGCTAAGAGGTGAAATGAATGCATTGGTTGAACCTGATGCTCCTGTAGCATTCTTTTCAATATAAGAACCAGTTGGGCCGTTAGTAACTGATGAGTTAAAGGTAACTGCTCCATCATATCTAGCCGTAGAGCCAAAAACAGCTGGACCTGATGCATTTATTTGATTGAATGAACCTGTTGCAGACAGGATTAATTGTGTTGCTGAAACAGTTCCAGAAAATGAAGCATTACCTGCACTTGCACCTGTTCCATAAATATTTACGGTAGGTGTTCCTGATGCTGGAAAGGCTGCCTGGTTTGCATAAACTGTCTTAGCTTTAAACTGTCCGCTAGTTGCCTGGGAAATATCCATGGCTCCCGTAACCACATTAATATTAAAAATGTTCTCTATATCGTTGATTTCATTCTCAACTAATAGAAAATTTGAATTAATGGTCAGTCTCGAAGCTGCAATCGAATCTGTTCCTAAGATCTCCTGTATAGTAATCATTTGCTATTTTTTATTCTGAATATATATATCAAATAAGCTTGAACGAAGAAATAAATCCTTCATGCATAGATCATACACTAAAACATATATTAGTTTCTGTCAAAAAAACCCAAAACATTTATGGAAAGAGAATCCAAAGAGCAACCTATGAAAGGGAAAGTTAAAGGCCCTATTAAGTTCCAAATTCAATTAAACGAAGAACAAAAAGAAGCAAAATCGCTTATTTTAGAGAATCCAGTCACAGTAATAAGGGGAATGGCAGGTTCAGGAAAGACCCTATTGGCTTGTCAAATTGCTTTAGACCTACTTTTTAATAGGGAAGCTGAAAAAATAATAATTACTAGACCAACAGTAGCAAAAGAAGACATTGGGTTTTTACCTGGGGATCTTAAAGAAAAAATGGACCCTTGGCTAGCCCCAATTTATTCCAATCTTTATATGCTTTATGACAAAGAAAAGATAGACAAATTAGTAGAAAATAATGTCATAGAAATACTTCCCTTTCCTTTTATGAGGGGTAGAACCTTTCTTAATTCATGCGTTATTTTGGACGAGGCACAAAATGTGACCAATAATCAAATGGAGATGGTTTTAGGTAGACTTGGGGTAGCATCAAAGATTATGATATGCGGTGATATTTCGCAGATTGATCTTAAAGCTAAAAAAGATTCAGGGCTTGATTTTCTAAATACAGTTGCTGCTAGAGTACCCGGTGTTCAAATTATTTCTCTTAAGAAAAATCATAGACATCCTATCGTTCCTGAAATACTTTCAATTTACACCGAATACAACGACAGATAATTAGATTAACTGAGGATTAGAATCTAATTCATAAATTGATCTTTTTCTAAAAGTATCGCTAGTAACTGATATGACTGATTCTCCGGGAGGAGGGTTTTTATGATCTATAACCCTAATGTATCCGTTTTTATTGTGAATCGAAACGTTTCCGTTACTATCTTCAACTGAAGAATAAATGGTATAAAATCCTGGCTGATTGAATGTCCATATAAAAGATTGAGCATCTCTTATATTTATAATTTCTGATCCATCCCCGTCATATATTAATTTCCATACGTGATTTTTCTTGCCGGGTATTAAAGAATCTATCGGATTGAATACCACTGTTGTTCCTATTGGAATTTCAAATTCTTCTTTGAATATTTTAGATTCACCTGCTTGCCAAGATCCTGATCCAAACCAAGAAAATATATTCCCGTTCTTATTTCCTTTTTGGTATCTTAAATTAGATATTTTTCCAACAAAAGCATCTTCTCCTCCGCTAGGCGATGTTATCCAATTAGAGAATTGGGATTGGCCTGAAATATAACCTGTTAAATAAATATTATCGTCTTTATCTATTGAAAGAGAAATTCCTTCGTCTTTAGCTATTCCCCCAGCATCTACTACATCAAGAAGTGTTCCTCCATTAGAATACTTAAACATTATTAAATCAAGATTTCCCTTTGGAGAAGGGTAGTAGTTAGGAGATGATATTTCAGGAGATGCTATTAATTTAGCTCCATAAGATCCTAATATGAATATACTTCCTTCCGAATCTATATCAACATCCTGACAGTAATCTGCAGAAGATGATCCTACATTCTTAGCCCACATTGTTCTGTATCCATTAAATTTAAATATAGCAATATCAGAATCCCCGTTTGAATCAACACTATTCCCGTTTGATGATAAGGATCCTGAGAATGTAGCACCCAATGCTATTTCACCATTTGATGATACTTTAATTCTAGGAGATGTAGGATTTCCACTATAGTTAGTATTAATCAAATCTTTACTCCATTGTATATTAAAGTCATAACTAGAATATCTATTTAGAACTATTTTTTGTGATGATCCGTCTGTAGTATTGAATGCTAAATAAAGGTCTTCGAATGCATTTCCAATTTGGATAGAAGGATTTGTTTCGTTGCCTCCTGTTCCTGCTTTATAAAGCCATTTTATATAACCATCATTTTCTACTCTAGCAATGAATACTTCATAATTATCATTTGAAGATGTTATGGAATTTAATCCAGAAGTTAAGGTTCCTTTATAAACACCTGTTATATAAGTGTTACCTACTCTATCAATAGCAAGATCCTTAATAGTATCATCGGCAGTATTACTAGAAGGCTCAAAAAGGGTAGACGAAGTTAAAGATTGAGCATTAAAATCCCACTTTAAAAATATATTTGTAGGTTTTTCGTTAGTGGTATTATTTCTAGTCTTTGTCTTATATCCAATAACTATTACATTTCCTAGGTGATCTACTTTTATACCGGTTGGTGTATATGAATAATCATTGATAGAATCAGAAGAAGATGTTACCGAATCTGTTCCACCATGTTTTCTGGCCCATTGGACAACCCCGTATTGATTATACTTAACAACAAATATAGATTGATTGTTCGGTGATGAAAGAGTTGTATTTGCTCCAGTTGGTAAATTATTTTTAGCACCAAAGTATGCATTTTGATTAAAATATCCAGTTGCATAAACATACCCTTCTGTATCTATAAATATTTTAGTTCCTCTGTCATCAGAAGAATCACCTATTTTAATTACCCATTCAAAACTATCAATTAAATTTCCGGTATCCCTTGCTGCACTTCTTATAACATTTGAATTTCTCCAATAGGTTTCAGTTTTAGCTTTTCCTGAAATAATATCTCTCAAAGGAGCATCTAAGAATAAATCATCCTTATCAATCCCGGGGTGAGAATCTATAATATCATTAAAATCATACTTAATCCATTCCGGTAACTTCCAACTTGTTCTATCAACATAAGGAAGTTGAGGATCTTTACCTATATTTATAGAAGAAGTATATAACGGACCTACAATTAGGTTAAAGTTAATTTCAACATCACCTAGTCCTCTATTCTTCACATAAATAGGATCTGCAAAAGGTCTAAAGGAAAGGTGGTAAATAAACTCCCATCCTAGCATTCCTGGTGATTTTGAAGAAGCGTGAACATAAGGAACAAGATAATTTATCTTATTTAGAAATACATTATTCCCGTTTGAGAAATATCCGACATATGTTATATCCCAATAAGAAGGATCGACATAAGGGTCACCACCTCTATAGGAATCACCTAGGTAAAATAGATCATTCACATATCTGGTAAATTTACCATCAATGAATTTAGTTTTGTTTAATACTAAATATAGATCTTCATAATCATTATCTGCACCAGACCCTGGGGAAAATCCTTGTGATGTTCCTGGATTATTATCATAAACAATAAAGTTAATTCCATTAAAATAGATTAACTTATAAAGTCCGGACCCATACTGAAGCATGAAGAATATTCTTCCGTTTCCTAAATTAACTATATTTCTAGATCTACCTATTGGTAATTCTGGATTTGACGAAGGCGTCCAGCATCCCCATCTTCCATTATCATAATATGCTATTCCATTACTTGTTCCTATCCATTTCCCGCCCACCTCATCAAATGTTATAGAATATACATCTTTAGAATGAAGTCCTGAATTATCCGTATTGATAGTCTTGATCTTAATTCCATCATAGATTTTAATTCCATCATTAGTTGCTATCCATAACTCAGATTTTTTTCCAACATAATTGTACTTCATCTGTCTGATGTAATAAAGAGTTAAATCAACAACACCTGGATTAGGTTGATATATTTTTTCCCAATAGTTTGAATATGCTGTAGGATTTCTTTGTTGATTCGAGCTTAATAAAGAAAGATATGAATCACCAAGATAACTTACTATACTTCCCTGATCGTATATTTTATTAACATTCCAAACTGGTCCTACTGTTGATATCGTATTAAATTCTTGAGATCCTGCATTATATTCTATTAGTCTGAAAACTGAATCTGGTAATGATACACTATAACTTTGGAAGTATTTAATATACATTACAAAGTTTTCTGTTAAATTATCAACTGCTAAAGATATGACTTGAAATTGATCATCGGGAACTGGTACTATAAAATTTAAATCTGGCCTAGCAAAATCAGCAATTGGTTGAGAAGTAAATATTTTAGTATTTTCAGGATTCTCTCTATCAAATATTAATAAAGGTATATCAGCATAATCCCCATAACACCACCAGTTATTATACTCGTCTGTTATAACCTTTCTTGGGGTTGATCCTGGAAATCTTGATGCAATATCAAAAACGTCTATGTCGTTTGGAGATCTAAATAACTTAACTGATGATTCACCCCCCATTATAATATCACCATTTTTATCCTGAATTATAGATGTTGGCCCTTCTATAACATTAGGATTTTCTTGAAGATCATAAGATTCGGTCTCTTCGTTGTAAGGGATTGCTAAACAAGTTAAAGGAGAATTTTCGGGATTACCTTGAATATCAAACTTTCCAGGAAGTTTAGAAAATCCTCTAACCTCATAGTAGAATTTAGATATTCCTTTATCCTTAGAAGCATTTAATTGATTGCAAGCTTCCCTTAAATCTAAATATCCAGGACTATTATCATCAGTATCATTTCCTAAAACTATTCCTTTTGTGCTGGATCCAACTTTAATCTTATCCCCCGCTTGAAGATTGTATAAAGAAAATCCTCCTAACCAATCATTATGATAGTCATAAAACTGCCAGGTTTGAGCATATAGATTATCCCATTCTAAAATATCAAATGCATCCCAGTCCAATTTTTTTGTTCCATAGTATCTAATGTTTTCAACAGGTAGATCGCCATTAAAAGAATAATCAACATAATCGCTATATTGATTAACTCCTCCGTTTATTTCAACACTTAGAGATTGTACAGGACTTTGCCCGTCATATAAAAATAATCCACCGGTAGTAATAATATCTAGATATTTTCCATTGAATGAATTTCCCGATCCTATTGGTGCTTTAAATGCGACATCTTTCCATTCTTGAACCAATACATTAACGATATCCGAATCATTAAATATGGTATCAATTGCAAATGCTGGATCTTTTTTTGAATTATTAAATTTACTCATTAGATTACCTAAAGTGGTATCTAGTCTTCCGTTAAAATCAACCTTTGTAAATCTTTTACCTTCATAGTTAATAGTAATAGATCCTATTTCAACTAGACTAAAATTGGCAGGATTAACAGCTCCATCCATTATTAACGGAATGTAAAATCCATCATTTGTTACAGACGATATTGTATAATTTCCAGAATAATTTTGAGAAGATACCTCCCATTGATTATACGGACCTATTATTTCTCTTATTTTAACAGAATCCCCCGCAGAATATCCAGAATTTAAGAATACAACTGCACCATCGGTTGCAGTGTAGTTTGAAGGTGATGTTACAACATTGTTGATCAAAACCTCAACATATCCAATTCTATACGGGAATACGAAAAAGTTAAACCCAGCTACCGCAGTAAACGTTTTTGCTCCTCTTCCTGATACTTTTGTTGGAGTATTAAAAACAAGAATTCCGGTTACTGGATTATATGATATTATTTCACTGATCTGGTACTTCCCGTAATTGTGTGATATTCTAACTTCTTTTCCTGCTATAAAATCCAATCCAGTATTAACTGTTAATGTTCCTCCCTGACCTAAAGTAAATGTGCTAGTTGAAGATGATTGTATATGCTGATTATAATTATCTATTAAAAGTACATCATCACCTGCTGAAAAATTATGGGGTAAGTATGCGGGATCTATCGTGACAATAGCAGGTCCTTTACCTCCTCCCGGATAATCACTACTTATAGTATTAACCTGAATAGTTTGTAATCCAAATTGACATGTCCCAGATCCTATTGTTTCTTCGTATTTTTTTAAAACCTTACATTCTTGACCTTCATTAAATTGATTGCCGTATTCTGCTGGATTTAGTATCTGATTTGAAATAATACCAGGATCTCTTCCTTTCTCTACCGGGAATAACCACATAGAAATATAATCGTCCCAGTTTTGTTTGGTATTCTCCCATGTATAAACTTCGGTCTCTCTAAATCTGGCGATATTGGTTAATTCTATGTCCCTTTTCTTAACCTCTATACAATTTTCATAGTTAACGGTGCAAATATCATTGAATCCATCCCATACTCTGCATTTAACGGAGTATATTCCGTCATACGGTAGTACAATTGGTAATTTATAATAGTCGCTTATAGCGCCTCTAAATTCATAATAGAAAGGTACTTCACCTCTTTTAATTACTGTCCATTCTATTTCATAGAATCCAGCAAATCTAAGATTGTCCCACGAATAGAATCCCCCAGGATTAAATGAATAATCATAATACTCAACGCTTAAAAGATCTTTGAATGTATTAACCAGCTCAACCTTCCAGGTGTCCATTATTCCATCCCCCTTTGACCATAAAAGTTTTAAGGGGGTTACACCGGATGTTGCGTCGTAATACGTTCCGGGTGTTGTGCCATTCTCTACCTCACAAAGAAACTGAAAAGAACTATCATCCGTTGAAGTGAATTTCAATTGGACTGATCCCATACTAGGATGTAGGAAATTTAATCCAGTAGGTAACGTTATACTAAATAGCGTACCAAATCCTGTTGCAGTATCAAAAGTGTAGCTTAAAGAAGAATTTATTAATCCATCTCCCGTATAACCAGTATCATTCCAAGAAGATAATGACGTTGAGTATGTTGCAAAATTATTTTCTAATGCATCCCAATGATTACCTACTTCATCCCAACTTATATTGAATGTTGTGACTTCTAAAACTGTAGGAAATCCTGCAGGTACTTCATATTTTTGTCCATCAAACAATTTAAAGTAACCATTATTCTTACTATCTCCGTCTCCTAATCTATACTTTATTTCTCCTTTGTTTCTTCTTTCATAAAACAGCTTAATAGAATCTGCTAATTTTTTAGATTCAGTCCCAGTGAATATCGGATTTGTTGCTTTAGGTTCTACATGATTGCCGTAGGTTGTGTATTTGTATGAAGAAAAGTTTTCTCCAACAAAAGGAACAAACGGAATGTATTTATTAGGTCTAAGATAGAAAGGTCTTAAATCTTCAACGTATCCATAATCTGGAGTAAAAGCAAGATCTAGATCTATTCCTTGATGTAACTCGTCTATTTTTAAATTGTCTATCCACAATCTGTTTTTATAAATTCCAAAATAAACACCTTCACCAGTAATATCTATAATCCTAGCATTTAATGGAAGATAATCTTTCTTAAGTTTTTCCTTTAATCCAAATAGTTTAATTAAAACCTCATCAGGTGAAAATACATCTGCATTTTTTGTAATAGGATATCCAAATTCATCGTAAGCTTCATCAACTACAACATTAATATCATAGAAAAGTCCAAACAGTGCAGTTTTTTTATAACTAGAGGATGGAAATAATTCCTCCATTGATGATTTTAATCCGTATGTTCCGTCATTTTTCTTACCATATATTTCTACTTGTTTATAACTACCAGCATTCTCATCATCTAAAAGATTTCCTATTAGGGTGCTCTGACTCTGGGGCTTTGCTTTTAATTTGTTCATAAAATCAGAATTCTCCTTAAGAGCACCTACTGCGGTATCTGATTTTTTTACATTTAACCAATATTCTTTAACCCTTAAATCCTGATATCCAAAAAATCTTATTGCATTTATTAATCCCTTGTATGATCCAAGATATGAAAATATTTCATGGCCTTCCAATAAAAGTTCTTTTCTTTTGGCATTTATTATTTCATAATCAGTATACGGTTCTTTAGGATCACTTGGTCTTAAAATGTAAGCATCTTCAGAGTTTAATTTTCTTCCGAAGTTACTTAATAAAGTTTTATATCTTTCGTCTTCCCCTATTGTCTCCCCGTGTATTTCAATTCTTGCTATGATCTTAGGATATCCCAAAGAATAATCCTCTATAACAAGGGTTCTTCCAAATATTCCTTCATCCGGCGAATTCAAAGCTATATTAATAGTAATACTTGATGAATCAATATAATCGCTGGTTCTTATGTCGTTTTGAAAAGATTCTGATCCGTCGTATCCAACCTTAATATAAGAATTCTGTAGTTTGTTTAATACTGGAGCATCTAAAGTTTTATCTTCAAAAACTTCATACTGAAAGATATAATCAGATACATCATTTTTTTCTTCAACGGGATATACAAATATTGATGTATTTGTAATATTAACATTACATATTTTATTTAGATAAATCTTATTTCCAACTATACTTGTTATTCTAGCATTTTTTGGAACGCCATTACCTAATAAAGTTAAATAATCTCCGCTGCTTTTAATTTTAGACAAATCAGAAGATGTTGTGATATAATCAGTTCCCTTAATTATATCACCCTTAAAAGAATCAAAGGTATCAAAATCTAAAACGTTTCTTGTAGTTTCGAAAGATGACTTCCAAAGATTAAATATTAATGGAACATCCTTTTCTGTTATGGTTGCAGAATCTTTTAATGTTATTCTATTTAGCAATAGGTCAACTGAAACTACTTCATTTCCTTGAGGAAATTGATCAGTAAAAACTTTCGCTCCTATATAATCAGCTAGAGGAGCATTATCTGTTTTTATTACATTAGATCCAGCTGTAAAATTTCCATATATTCCAGAAGCTGTTGTGGTTGCTGTTATATCTGGTGTTATATGCGGATATCCATAAACTGTTTTACCGTTAAGGTCTAAAAATTTTTCTACAATAAAGAAATGCTCTATTTCAAATAGGTCAACAGAGACCCTGGGTAGCATTAATCTTGCTTCCCAAAAATCCCCATTCCAGATTAGATTTGTCTGATGCCCAGATTTATTAAAAAATATAAGATTTTTATAACTCATTATCGAACATACTTATTATTTTTAGGAACTCTATAGTTAACAAAATTTCTAATATTCTTTGTTGTTTCAATTAATCTAAAAACAACTTTTTCGATAGAATTCAATATACTTTTTCTGTTATTGTCTCCCCCAAGAGTTATAGAAGAAAGTGTTTTTTCAAATATTCTTCCCTCGTACTCAAAACCTACATTTGTTCTTCTGTCTTCCGTTGTTTCAATATATTCGTAATAGCTCTTTCTTTCTGTGTTAAACATTATTGATTGTTATTTTTTAAGAATGCCTTATTCTTATTATTGATCTCTGTGTTATATGTTACGGGAACAGTAGCTCTAATATCAATATTAATAGAAGATATTTTATTGTAATCTGCACCTTTATCATAATAAAGACCTGCTCTATCACCCCATCCACCAGTTATAATTGCTATCTCATCTTTACCAAATACTATATCGCCAAATTCATCTAATCCTAAAACAATATTTTTCTTAGGATCATTATCAGGAAGTCCTTCAACACTCATAGCATATTTTTCATTTTTCTCACTAACAAAAAACAAGGTAACAGAATCAACTCCTGCTATAGATTCTAATATAGCGATTAAATCAGATCTTGGAATTTTATCTCTTCTTCTTATTCCTATAAAATATGAACTTATTGAATCAACAATTTGACCTCGAACCGTATCAGGATCATATCCCTCAAAAATGCTAATTAAAACATTAATCACATATCTTGAAATTTTAGGATCTAATATTTTAACCTCAGTGGTTACTATTTTTTGTCCACTATCATCTATTACCTTTAATAATCTTTTCTTCTGATAATCTGTTAATATAAATTCAGTTTCTTTTATATCAAAATATGTTTCATTTGTTTTAAGCTTTTGTGTTATGTCAGGTACTAATAAAACATAAATAATGTTATCATCGTCTAAATATTGATCATCAAATGTTGAAAATGCTTCAATTATAGAAAAGGTACCAAATTTTTCAAAATATGTAATATACGTTTCAGCATTTGCTAATACGAAAGATCTTGATGTTTTAGGAGCTAAAATTCTAGTAAGCTGTATTGATTCTTTGTCGGTACCAAGTTGGGGAGCGGTAACACAATTTATTTTTAAATAATCCTTCAATGAAACAGGATTGCCAAATGCATCTGTACCATCATCATCAAATTCAAATACAATTTTTCCAGGTTCTAAAGAATTTATATTTCCCGCAATTCCTATGGTTTCTACATATTGAACCTGAATAGTTGATCCAAGAGGAGGTATTTTTCCAAAATTGATATTACCAAAGATAACGTCTATACCGTTATTAATTCCAGTTTTAATTAGACATCCTTTATAATTAAAAGGTATATCATATAATGATTCATAAATTTTCCATTCTTCGCTATCAACAAATACTTTAACCTCAAAATTATCAACAGTTGAAGTTACCCTGTCGGATACGTTATAACTTTGTAATACAGTTCCGCTACCAGTAAACGTAGATGCCTTTATACTTCCTTCCATTATCTCGCATGATATTTTACTGGAAGGGGTTAGATTTAATCTAGCATAATCCTGCGGAAGATTTAAAAGATAACCAACACCACCATTTTGGAATTTTATAGTTGAATATTTTGGAATTAAAATAGCACTACCACCAACACTGGTAGAATCCTGTCCATTCCATGTAATATCTATTTGGCCTCTTGCACAACCACTTCTTGTAGCATTATGCCCAGTTAACGCTGCTAATCCATACACAGAGCTTTCTCTACTTGCTTTTTTGATATCAAGTTCAGTTATAGAATCTTCTATAAAGAATAATATAAGCTGAGACAGGTTCTGTAAAACAAATAGAATTTGTCCCCATGCAGAAGCAACAGTAAATAACTGATTTGCTTGGTTATACCTTTTTTGTATTAGCTCAAGAGTATCCTGTAGTAGGTCTTGTATCTTGGCACGATTTTTTTTAAATAAATCCATCTTTTAAATTACCTTTATTCCTAGAACTGGGTTACCCTTGATTGCAAACTCTATTACACACGTATCTCTTGTTTCGCCTTCAAAAAACCCTAACTGAAAATCGATATTTAAGATTCCTCTAGCAAAAGTACAATAGGTGTAAAGCTGTAAAGAAATAGCCTCCTCCAATTCACTTTGAGAAACCTCAAAATCAAATATCATTGATTCTAGATCGATGCCAAAATAAGGATCACCCAAAACAGTCCCAGGCTTGGTAAGCATGATTTGTTTTATCATACCTATGGTTGATTCAACAACATCATCCGTTTCCAGCTTGTCTGCCTCATAATGAGGGTCGTCAGGATTTCTTGGGTATATGTCCGAGATTTTGATCATATCTCCCTTATATATTTAGAAAATATAGACAGAAGATAATTACGGATATTAATTCCACTGTAGGAAGTAACTTGGGGTATTTTCTGATTTAATCATTTCCATAACTTCAGTTTTTTCTGCCTGTCCAATTCCTTGAATAGCAGCTGCATTTATGGTCACTCCGCCCGGCAATTGATAGCCAAAAGTGCCTAAAAGCCTGCCTATGTTAATTTTTGCTTCTGCTAGAACATATCTAACAAAAAGCTCATCAGAATAAAGGTTTTCATCAGGGATGGCTATAAATGCTCTTACCCCCACATCTTTACCCCCAATAGTAAGACCCGATGATGTTGTTCTACTAGGATCACGTCCATTTATAGTTAGCCTTTTAGTATTTTTATTGTATCCGAATGCAAAAGTCTCTAAAAGAAAAGCTTTAGCAAGATCGAAGAATGAATATAATACAGTTCTATAGACTAAATTGTCCCCTATAAATGGGCTTAGCATAAGCTCAGATCCTAAAAGTTTAGAGTCTCCAAAATCTCTATCAGGAGTACCTATCATTCCTGCACCCCCCACTTCTCTTACATCCCAAACACTTATAACGCAGTCAGGCAATTGAACTTGCCTTGTCGCTTTAAACTGAGCATTTGAAAATACCTGGGATGGCAATACTAATATTTTATCTTCTACTGCATATTGATAATTATCATAAAAATAAGCCTTAGCCCTTTTAATGATTCTTTTTATCTCTTGGTCGTTTAATGCATATGGTAATGCGCAAGAATGAGATATGTCGTCCTTTACCTCCTGTATTAATGCCTCTTCTGATGTAGTCATTCTTAGTTGTTATTTTTGTATAGTTTGTTCACTGAAAAAGCAGGTCTTCTCTTATTCAGATCTTCAAATGGCTGCGGTTTTGTAATATCTTCGTAGTTTCTATCTGGGAAGACAGTAGACTTTATCATTTTTCCACCTTTACCCTTACCCTTGTCCTTACCTTTAGCATCTGCGCTATTACTAATAATCTCAGTCGAATCTGAGATAACTGCCAATTTTGTTATATAACCAGATCTAATAACTCCACCTTCAATCTCACAGCTAATCTCTCTTTCTTTAGAATCTATATAAGAATTAATAACATTATTGCTGAAGCTTAAATCGCAGTCAAGAATTTTAGAATCTTTTATGTCATTATTCATAACAAATTGTGAATCTTCTATTTGACAGCTATTTAATTTACACCCAAATATTCTACACCCTGCTATGTTTCCTTCAATATCGCATTCTATTAGATCTAAATCTTTTAATAAATTAGCTCTTTTTGTCCTTCCGTCTTTTAATTGATACTTAGCAATTTGCGTGTCGTAGTTTAAAAATCCCTCTGTAATCCCATTATCAACAATTAAACTATAAAGGAAGTTTTTAACTTCATTGAAATATGTTTTAATTATTTGTAAATCTTCTCTTAAGTCAACAGTAACATGAAGATTGGGATAGTTCTTCATAAATGACTCAGGATCTATAAAACTTTCAGTTTCTTTATAAACCTTAGATATTAATTCACTGAGTGTTGAAGTCTCTTTTTGAGTCAGAGTATCATTGTGTAAAAGGCAATTAAATGTATGGGTTATTATATAATCCATAATTTCTTTAATGTCCGTATACTTTTTTTGATAATCTGTACCCCCCAGATATCTAACTTCCATGTAACCATCTTGTAATTTAGTTAGATTGACACCCATGTTTTTTTCAGTATAAACAGTGTAAGAATTTCTGTCTCCTAAAATATCCTTGTGTCCTCTTATAAATCTATTAGATGGGGATATTCTTTTAATAGATTTGGCATATAATGATCCTCTTCTTTCTGGAAATTTATTCCATATAAATTCTTCATCAAACCCAAGAACAAATTTCAAAGGGTTTAATTGTGTAAAATCTATAAGGGTTGGGTATTTTACTCTATCAAAACTTAGACCGAATTGTAATGCGCATCTTTCGCTGGTATACCCATTTTCGTCTATCCATTTTAAGATTCTAATTAAAACCGGTATTGCCTCAAAGTAATCCATCGGCCCAGTTATTAATTCAACCATTTTAAGACCACCCGAAAAATCAGGCTCTAGTTTAAAAATATCACGAGTTGGGGAAAATTTAGAGTGGTATTTTCTAAAGACCTTTACCTGTTTCCCTAAATCTTCCCCAATTTTTTCAGCTATTTCTTTTCTTGAAAAAGAAGACATGAATTCAAATTCGAATCCAATTTTAGCTGCGTAATAAAAATTTTGATCAAGTATTTTCAATTTTTTGCTTTAGATAGAGTTTTGAACTCTGTAGCTCTACGTCCATAATGGTGCAAGATATTTCAGATCCTACCTCATAATCTTTTGGATTTCCAGCCAAATAGTCCTTTTCAACAAGGCCAACGATGTTATTTTCAAGTTTTACAAAAACCCCGAAATTCTTCACCTTTGTCACTGTCCCTCTATATATTTTATTTTCTTTATCTTCTGATAAAGAAATGTCTCTAAGCTCTTGTAAATCCTTATCTTTCCCTTCCGGTGGATTTAATCTTAGTACAATTCTGTTCGGATTTCTAAAATCAGAAACATAGAATGATACGCTTCCTCCTGAACTTAAATCCATTTTAATACCTGCATTATCAAATTCTTCAGCAGGGATTAAGCCAGTGTAATACTGATCCCACTCTACAAATACACCAGCATTTGATGCTCCTGTAACCGTTCCCGTATATTTTTGGGTGAGAGAAAGTTCTTCAACCTTAGCATTAATAACGTGTTTAAGATATTTCTTAAAGGAAACAACGAAGATGTCTCTTCTTTCGTCATAGGTCTCAATCATAATATTGATTGTTTTTCCAACAAATGATTGGAAGTCTATGATTCTATTAGCAGCTGCTAAAGATCCAGGCAAGAAACACTTAATACCAGAAAGGTTCACCATAAATCCACCTGGGCATGTTGAATCAATTCTTACTGTGTATGCTGATTTCTCATCTTTAATGGAATTCAATAGATCAGTCTTTAATGAATTTTCGTATCCCGCTGCTAGAGATCCGTTGTACATTCCAGATTTATCTTTGAATATAACAACATCCAATTGTGATCCTTCCTGTACATCAAGTGCAGGGAATCCCAATCTTTTGATTGCTTTTTCTTCCTTCATTAAATCTATTGCAACGGATTGACCCACTGAGGTTTCCCCTATTGCATTTGTTCCTCTGATTTGTGTAATTCTTACACTTAGAACTTGGTTTTCTTCCAGCTCTTTAGAATATGATTGAGATGGGTTGTCTGCAAAAGTTACTCTAAAGTGACCTTCGTAAAGTTCGTCCATAACAGCCCTTTCTTCCGGAGAATACTCGTCCCTTGTGTATTGTCTTTTGTTAGCCATTTTTTTTGTTTTTAAATGATTTTTAGTTTATGTTAATTTTAGTACCAAACCCCAAATTAATTTCGAGAGTTGGGAGAGGATAAAATAATTTTCCCGCTCCTATAAAGAATTTAAATCCTCCGGAAATATCTGCTGCAGATCTTATGAATTCATCAAGAAAAACAACAAAAAATGGATTTTTTAAAGACATCCTATCCCATCTTGGAATATCTTCCCTAGTATAGAGAGGATTTAGAATGTTAATAACATTTCTCCCGAGTAAAACAACTATCGGCCAAGGAAGTTTGTAAACTATCGCTTTTTGTAGATTTAGAAGCTGTTCTATTATATCTGAAGGTATTGGAATTCTGGGTGGACTTTTATATTTAGTCCACAGTAAGGTGAACGCAATATCAGCAAAGGGGTGAACAGGAAGAAAACTCATAACAAGTTCAACATAATCTTGAGGTCTTGCTTCTAATGGTATAGGAGGTAAATTATCTAATGCAGGTATACTAATCTTATTTAAAAAAGAAACTGCTATATTATTTCCCATTACTTTAATATCGTCTGCAGAAAGATTATCAAACGAAGCTAATCCCCCAGGCATAATTTTAGAAACATCCACTGAATCTATTGATGATGAAGCTCCGTCTACTATAAAGCTTGCAATAACAGAACCAGGAATTATTATAGGAGGAATACCCCCGATCCCTATAGGAACTGCAGGGTTTCCACTTTTCTTTGGAGGGAATGCTGGTAGTTCTAATGACGAAGAGAATTTAGAATACTCCTGGGCAACATCACCAGCACTAGCAATATTAGGAAAATTAACATTCTTTAGATCGATTGGAAATTTACTCAATGTTTTATCCAAAGAATTTTTAATCATCAATTGAATGTCTTTTTCTCTTAATACTTTGTTACCCCCTATTGATGTTCTTTCAGCAAGCTTGGTAAGATCCTGAACGTTTACGTTTAGATTTTTTGTAATAAACCCTTTAACTGAATTAACAATCGGATTTGGTGTAGCTATTATAGATCCGGGTGCTGGTAAATTGGCTCCAGGAATCCTTGGAATTTTTTTTAACTTAGGTTTAAATGTTAAGAGCGATTTATTGCTTAAAGGAGACTTATCTCCACTAAAGATCTGGCCTATACCATCAGAGATTAATCCCTTTAAAGATTCTAGATCTTCCGGATTTTTTCCTATCTCTCCTATTGGAGAATTTAAAACAGCAACTATTCTCGATCCCTTGGGTAAATCTTTATTTAGATCTGCGTATTTTGATGATGTTTTGAATTCTATATTCTTAACAGAATCTAAAATTCTAGATTTTAAATTAACTTTTCTCCCAGTAGAAGGTACTTGTGGTATTGCTCCTATTTTTATTTTAGCGTTAATATCTCTTATAATTTTTATAGGAGAAGGTATGTCAGCAATTAGGTTTTTTGATTGCTTAGGGAATTGTATATCAGGAACAACAATTGCTGTTTTTAAATAATCCTTCATTACTGATTTAATTGCTTCTATCTTTTGCGAATCAAAAGAAGCGGCCAACTCTGAAAGTTCTTTTATCTTTTGCTTTGGATCAGATCCGTCCAAAGGAGATTTTCTTTTCAGATCTAAGATTTGATCTTCTAGATCTTTTTTCTTTTTTGCTAGATCGTCTTGTACTTTTTGTATTTTAGAAAAATCTATATTAACCTTAGCATTTGCTAATCTTTTTTTAAGATTTGCTAGTATATCTTTCTTTATTCTTTTAGGATCATCTACATTATCTTTTCCTAAATTTGGAAAAGGGAAAAGATAATTAGGAACTCCCAGGGATAAAAATTGTTTTAATCTAACTAAAGGATCTGGTATAACGGGATCTGATTTTCTTGGAATAAATCTGAAACCCCTAATTCCTAAAAGGAATATAGAATTTCCTGTTAAAAAATCATGAAAGAAAACTAAAGGGCTAGGCATAAATCCTCCAATGAAAGGAATGAATATTACAATAACCCCTATCGGTAAGGGTATAACTATAGGAGGAATCACTGTCCATATCATTGGCATTGGGATTCTTATAAAAGGCATTCCATCTAAAGGATTAACTAAAGGAGGAGGCAATGGAATAAAAGATGGAGGAAGATACCCCACCGGCCAATACTTTAATCCAATATTAGGTAGAAATCCTGCGGGATTTTCTATTGGGGGTAATCCATTCGGTAAAGGAAGAATTCCAACAGTGGTAGCTTTCTTTGCAAATTCTTTCCAATAGCATGTAGTAAAAAGATTAGGGCAATCTGGAGAGTTTAATCCATCTAGTATATTTCCTCCAGAGAATGCTTGACCCGGGGATCCACAGCAATCTGGAGGACATGCTGCCTTTATTGTATCTCCGCCAGAATTTTTTATACCACCGTTTGCATCTAGATTTACTGAAATACCACTGGATGTTGATCCACCTGTTCCGTTTCCATTGTCCGCTGATCCAAAACAATCTATTGATTCAGCTCTTGCTTGTAAAACTTCGGGAGAATTTTGTTGGTCCAATTCTTGAATTTTTTGAGCTATCATCAATAAAAGATCCTCAATATACCCAACATTTTTATCTGCTTTATCTGATACATCTTTTAATAACTTACTGTTATCCGAAGCTGAACTCATGTTTACCGTGAAATAATAATCAGCAAGTGAATCAACAAATTTGTCGGATAAAACTTTTATTGATTTTATTTTATCTTCAACTATTTTCTTTCTAGCAGTATACTTAACATCAAAAGATTTTTTAAAATTTCCCCAAAAATCATAAAAAGATTGATTAGGCTCTCCTTCGCTGTTTGTACTTTGAGGTTTAATATCAGAAGATTTTCTTGCATTATTATCACCTCTTTCTTCTTCGGTAAAAAATAACCAAGGACTAGCAGATATCTCTAAAAGAGTAGAATAAAGAAATCCATGATTTTTTTCTATATCTTTTATAATAGCATCTTTAGATTTATTAGATCCTTCTATATCCTGAATAAAGTTATAAAAAGGAACGTCAAGTTTAGGATTATCGTCTTTAAAAATAATAAAGTCCTCGTATGATTTAAGAAAGGACGAATTACCTGATCCTAAGATACCTTTACTTGAAAATTCCATCCCTAACTGTAATTGTGTGATATCTACCCTTTCATAATTAGTTGATAAAAGATCTGAAGTAGCTTCAGGTTTAACTGTTTCGTAGGGTATTTCTTTTTTAAGTCCGTGGGGAAAAGACAGATTAAATTTAATACCAACATATCCTTTTTTACCAGGTGTTGATTGTTTTTTAGTATCTTTAAATCTACCAGAAAAATTCTTAACCTCGTCTAGGAATTTATTAGCATCAGCCGTTGCTAGAACTAAACCAAGAATTAACTTTAATGGATTTCCTTTCTTTCCAGATTTTGCTTTTGCCTCAAATGCTTTAGAAAGACCGTTATAATAATTTTTAATTATTTTATAGTGATAAAGAATTTCTTCCAGATCTTTTTCTGCCTTTTCGTATCTAGATCTAAGCTCGTTATTTTCTCTTATATCTTTAAAAATATCTTTAGCTTGGCTAAGACATTTGTTTATTTTTTCGCCGACGTCCTCAATTCCGCCTTCTGGTAAGACCTCCGGTATTGCAGATTCGTTCTCTGGAAGACAAATTTCTTCTATGAAAGATTTTAAATCATCCTTTGTAAATAGGGGTTCTCCTGTTTCAGGATTAATAGGAAAATCAGGCTCACAAAAAACCTGATCTACTATATCAGATACATCAAAAGCATTATTTAAATTTCTTTCTGAAGATTCCCTCTCTAAAATATTATCTAGAAGAGATGCAAGATTTTCAGGATCTATATTATTAGCCCCAAATCCAGAATCTGAACCAGCTTCCGATCCTGTTCCTGCACCAAAGTCTCCATTGTTAGAAGTTGCTGGCCCTGCGCCAGATCCATATTTGTTATAAATATCATCAGAGCATTTCTTTGCTTTTCCTTTTTTACCTTTCTTTTTTAGCTGATCCCTTATAAATTGAATAGACATTTTTTTTGGAGCAACGTGAAAAAACAGGGGAACTCCCTTGTGTGTTATAACATGTATTTCAAATACAAACGGACCTATTTTAAATTTCCTAATTTTTTTATTAGATCCTGTAAATTTTATTCCAAGTAAATCAAGATCTAAACTGTCAGATACCATTTCTTTAGCACTTAATAGTCTATCAGATAAATCGTTATCATCCATGAATTTATCAAAATGCCTATTTCTTAAAAAATCAGGTCTTTCTGTTATTCTGTCTAAATAGTTTTGCTTTCTTAATATCTCCCAAAAAATTCTATTAGCAAGCTCCTCTCCTTCATATGCACAGATAAGATCATTAATCTCGTCGTCTGTTAATATCATAGGAACAGGATCTATTGATTTTTCAAGCTCCTCGGCATTGCTAATTATTTCCTCATCACTAGGAAGGTCATCGGTAAATCCACCAAATTCATTCAGAACATCCTCAGGTTTAAGCTCCCCGCTGGAGATTCTATCACTTATATCTTGAAGTTTATTAAAATTAAAATCCATTTATCTTAATTAGACTTTGTTACTTTAACCACATCAGAAGTTGAAAGTTGTTCATAGCTTTCAGCTAGACTTGTCATTGTACCTGGGGTTGATGGTAGTTTAGCATCTACTGCAGCTGCAAGTTGTTTTAAAAACATCCACAGGGGTTCTGCAAGAATTGCAGAGTATACCGGAGCATGTCCTAGTTTCGTTGTTTTTCCATCTACCCATACTTCGTTGCTACTTTGTTTAATTCTAGTTGTAGCAGTACTTTCAATTTCAGAATTAGCAAATTCAGTTATTTTTCCTCCTCTAAATTCAAGGGTTGATGTTTGTCCTGCGTGTGTTATTGTTATAGAATTGTCATTGGATATGACAACTGTTGATTCTTTTAAATCTATAACCAATCCTTTCGCAACAGTGTAATAGATTTTTAGTTTTTCTATTCCGTCGTATATTAAAGAATGCGCACCTTCATAGGATGCGCTTATTTCTGTTATTAAATCTTTAGAAAGTTCCTGTACTGCTTTGTATTCGGGTGAATAATAATTCCCGTTATTGAATTGAACATGGACTATACAACCAAGCTTTGGTATACTAACTCTTCCCGATCCCCCGCCGTCACCAAACGAAATATCAAATCTTTGAAAAGCCCAGGGTAAATCCTCGTCCTTAACATCGTCAAAAATACCAAAAACCCTAACCTTACATCTTGCTCTGAATTCTGGATCTTTGTTATCCACAACAACACCCAGAAAGTGCTGAGCCCTTTCTATATTAGATTCTTGTAAATTATTTTGTAAAGACATACAAACAGGATTTTCTCTTATCTATCCTTGTTTTTAAGATCCCTTTTTATAGGCATTATCTTTAATAGCAGGATATGATCTTTTTGGTAATCCAAGGTCTTTCCCTGGGCTTTCTTTATAGATGTCTTGATTGGAAAGATTTTCTGGATTTGTTTGACCAATAGAATATACCGTTTCTTTAATAGCACCATATTCTATTCCGGTATTTGGATAAACATCATCCTTTAGATCTTCAGCTATTTTTTGATCTGGCGCGTAAACTTTTTCTTCTATAGATGTATATTTGATGTCGTTATTTGGATATACATCATCTTTAATGGATGTGTATTTTCTATCAGGAACACCAAGATCATTTCCTGGTGACTGAGAATATAGATCATCTTTAGTCGTATTATAGATTCTTTTAGGTAATCCTAAATCTTCGCCTGGTGTTTTAGAATAGACATCTTCTTTTATGGTAGGGTATATCCTATCAGGAACACCAAGATCGTTATTATCAGTATCCCCTCCAACATGTCTGTATTCATCGTCTTTTACATTTGGATAAACCCTAGAGGGTAATCCAAGATCTTTTCCAGGACTATTTAAATAAACATCATCAGAGGCTGTTGATCCTGAAATTCCGGGTGATACCGGCTTCGGAAAAACATTTCCTTGTGCAGATCCTATAGAATTATTAGGATTATTATTTGGGTAAACATCGTCCTTTACTGTTGGATATTGTCTTTCATTAGGACCTCCTAGTCCTCTTGATTGCGGCCTATAATCTCCAAGTGGATCTTTCATTTCTTTAATACCACTAACAAGATCCTGAACAGAATTTAGGGATCTAACGGCATCGCTTAATCTAAACCCATAGGCATTTCCTAGTAACTGTTTAGTAACTATCGGTGATACCTGTTGTTGGACAACGGAAGCAACAGAGTTTGTTATAAAATTGCTTGCTAGCTTTTTAAATACATTTAGATTATTGTTTATTCTACCAGCTTCTAACATATGTGATCCTACTAAATTCCAGCTATCCTGAATCAATATAGGAGAAAATGTAGACTCGTTTTTTATAAGATCCGAAAGAATGTTATATTGAAGCTTATATTCTTTTGCTGCCCCGACGTGTACTTTAAAAGTGTTTTTAACAGCTGTTGCTCCTGATCCAACCGAATTGTTTAGTGTTGTAAAAGGATATGATTGATCAAAATTAAATTCACATAAATCCAATTGATAAATTAAGATATAAGGTTCCATTCTTTCAAACGATTTTACAAAAGATTCAAGATCTGTTTTAGCGTTTGTTTGTTCTGGAGATGCAGTTTTTAATATACCAGCAGATTGTGCAATATCTCTAATAGAATCAAATGCACCCCTAACTCCTGGAAGATTAAATGGATTTAAGACATCAGCAAGATTTTTTTGAAGATCAATCTGCCTAATCTCTGTAACAATAATATACATTCTAAACTTACGAAGGTTATCAGGAAGTAATTGTCTATGATACTGATAATCATATGTTGCTTTTCTGTATAACTCAGCCATGGCATTAATTCTAAGATCTATAGAATCCATACATTCAAAAGTTAATGTACCAGATCTTTGTTCCCTTCCTTTAGCTCCGTCTATTTGTCTTTGCTGATCTACAGTAAGTATTTTATCTAATCCAGAAATTGATTGAATAAACCAAGGACTTTTTTCATTTATACTAGTAAGTAAATTTCTAAAAGATGATAATGCAGCAGCTCTGTGGGAAATACCAGATTGAAACCTGTCAGAATCTCCTCCCGTTATGACCTTTCCTGTATTGTCTACACTACCACCATATTCACCATTTTCACTAGCACTTCTTCTTTCTCTTAAAAACCCTTCGGCAGTCATATAATGCATAGCTTCCGTGTAGTTAGGATATTCCCCTATCATCATCTTCTGTCTGGAAAGATGGAAGAAATCGGTAGGACCATCGCTCTTCATTGTTTTTCCGTCGCCAAATTTTCCTTTTGAAAGTAACGGGCTAACAGGAAGGAAGGTTGAAGGATCAACTAGACCGCCATATCCAAAATCAAACATAATTCTAAAACCGGTGTATGTGGGATCTTCTTTTTGCCCGGATGAAGTAGATTTTAATCCTTTTAAAAAAGCGGTTCTTTGCTTATCCACACCTTTATTCAATATCTGATTTGGATCAGTTATACTGCTAAAATTGTCTTTAAGCTCGTTTAAAAAATTTGCCATCTCTTATTTAGTTACTGCTGGTTCAGGATCCGATCCTCTACCATCATTAATTAACCATTCTCTTTTTCCAAGCAGGAATGATTGCTTGATTTTACCATCTATATACTCAACATAGGATCCCATGATCATATAAACTCCGCTTAAAAACTTATTGTCTACTTTTTTGCCTATCTCGTGCTGTTCGCTATCTATAGGAGGTTGTTTACTACTCTCCTGTGAATTTACTCTAGCTTGGGTTGACCCTGCATGAACTATTCTTGTAGGAACTGTTTGACCCCTATAGACCCAGGGAACAAAAGAATGCATCTGAGCTTCGAGATAAACCTTAAAGTTTTCATACTTATTTAATTTGTTCTGAATCATTGCTTGTTGAAGATTTTTATGCTGATTTTCACCATATTGTGTTCCAACCCATGTTTTTTTAGTCTCTTTTTTGTAAACGTCTTCGTTTACCCTGCCCTTAAATAGTATGCTACTATAATCTAGGTTTTTCTGAGTCACATATTCAACCTTATACTTTACAAATTTATTAAGGGGTTTATCACTAACTAATTTAGTATCGTAAAATTGAAGATCTCTAGAATATCCAAAATTATTTGCTATAAATCCTGATGAATTTTTAACAGAATATGCATTTATGAAAAATGGGTATTTTTTATAAAAAAAATCGTTGGTGAAAAATAGGGGAAGTTTTACTTCAGCAGGTTTAACATTTCCATCTAAACCACTTGATAGATCGTTCTCTGTTCCTATTGCCTGCAGGACTCTCGTATCATCCTTGCTTTTTTCAAGTAATTGTTTTTTTAAATTAACGAAATTTAAAACATAGTACTGATCAATCCACCAATCAAAAAAATCTTCTTCACCTTTCCATGATGATTCACAGACATCATTTATAAATTTATAAAGTGTTTTAGAAGGACAAAGCCAATTCATCTTGTCGTCTGTGTTTTTTTCGTTTGAAGCAAACCCTAGACCTAGGTCCTTTGCAATCTGTCTTAATACTTCAAATGCTGTCTTATCCTTGAAAGATTTTGATACGTGCTGAAATATTCCAGGTATTCTCATCTGGGATTTAATAGTAAAGGAAGCATTTTTTCCATTAGCTCTGTTCTCTTCACCCATGTATTTTTCTTCCAGCATTGTGAATTGACTTAAAACCTCTGTGACTAATAAATCAATTCTAATAGGCTTGTAAAGTTCTGAAGTAGATCTGATATACAAAGAAACTAAATCACCATCTTTTGGATACGAAGTATATAAGAATGATTCATCCTGAGGCGTAAATCTGAATATTAATTGGGGGATTTTGTCTGTTAAATCCAGTCTAAAAAAACTAAGATCCCTAACAAGATAATTATTGATCATAATCATAGGAATTCCAAATCCTGTTTCGGTTTCGGTTTTACTTCCTACTCTTTCTACCTTCTGCTTATCCTTATGATTAATCTCATCTATAATAGAAAGCTCGTCAAGAACTATTGTCTCTTTATCTAGCTGAAGAATTGTTTTTTTGCTGTCTATCATGATTCAAAAATTTGTCTCTGAGCAAATCTTGATTTAATTGTTGCTAGTGATTTATTCTGTTGAATTCTGGTTCTACATACACCTATATCGGATCCAAATATCAATTTACCATCTTCAACTCTGAATTGCTCAGCTCCGTCTTGGGTAACATTAGGAGGAAGAGGAAATTGGGTTGCAGCCTCACTTATATTAACTGCATTTAGATATTCTTTTCTTGTTTCAGATACTTTAGATATTCTATCTTGTAATTGTTTTCTGAAAGATTTTCTAATGTCTTGAGGTTCTTCTGCCTGAGGTCTTCTACCTAATTTATTAATGGTCTCAGTATCTGGAACAAATAAGAATTCATTAGAATTTAAAGAGAATGGATTTCCTATTGAGTTTAGTTTTAATAAAGTTCCCATTCTATTATGACTTCCACAAAGCATATGTGCAGCAAGGTCTGGTCTCATTACCATCTCTTCGTTGGTAAAAATAAATTTGGAAAAACCAGGAACAACGTCGGGGTCTATAGATCTAGCAGTTATGTCCATAATAGTCTGGCCATTAATTATAACTTCTGGTTTATTTTCTAAGATGTCTATATCAATCATATTCTATTTTTATAATCCTAATTCCTGACCATAATTCCCTGCAAAACCAAAAGCAACGTTTCTAGCATTATTACTTTGTAAATTACCCTGAATATCAATGCCTGTTGATGCACCAACCTGAGCATTCTTAGATGCATCGGAGATTGGAAACTTACCAAGATAAAGTCTCCCGTTACCTCTATTAAACATGCTTTCAAAGTCACCCCTGTGTTTTGTTCTTGCTGCTCTCATAGAAAATACTGCTGTCATTTCCGTTGGAAAATCATCAGGGCCTAAAGTGTTGTTGAAATTTATCTTAACCTTCTCACAAATTAAATTTCCCATCATTGCTATAGGATTTAGCGGATTCCCCACAACAACGTGCCATTCACCCGTTGGATAACCGGAAAGCATAATAGGCTCATAATATAAATTATTAAGCAAATCACTGGTTAACATAACCGTAAGTGTTTTATATAATTGGCCATTCTTAGATAAAGGCTTACCATTACTTAAACCTGTAAGTTCTGTTTGAGCTTTTGAAAGTTGACCTTCTAATCCTTTTATTTTCTTCTTCACTTCCTCCCCAAATTTCATTTTCATCATATCATTTAAAAACTCCACTGGATTTGTTAAGTGTTTAACATACCCTTTTGATCCTCCCGGAAATCCTATTCCTTGCCGATTTGAATTGACTAAAAGCTGAGGTGCTAAAAATTTACCATAGTCACTACCTATTGCTAATAAGTTAGCAAAAAGATCAATGAACATCATTCTACTGTTTACCTCACCAACACTGGTTAAACTATACGTAAATTTCAAACTGAAGGTTTGTTCACCCCCAGTAAATCCGACTCCTCTGACATACATGCTATTAACAGTGTTAACGTCAACAAATATTCTTTGGCTTAAAGGGCCATCCCCTGTTGTTAATTTTTCTAAAAGTGTTCTTCTTATTTTAAGTTCTGCATTATCGGGATCCGTTACTACACCAATCCCATTACTTATATTCTCAGTTGTTTTGAAAGCCTCAGCACCTATTATTGATTCAATATATTTTCCATAAGTACTGGATAAAAACCCTTTGTCATTACCCTCTGCCCCTAATTTGGTTTTTTGGCCCTTTGGCTCCCATTTTAATCCGGTTTCAACATTTAATATAGAATCTAGGGTGTTTCCTGTATCTCCGCCAAAGTAAGTAACAGCCTGAGCAATAGGAAGAGCTGTACCATCTTTGATCATCTGAGCAGTATTAAGACCATCTCTAGGGACAAAATTTCCTTTTATAGTATCACCTTCTTGCGATGCTTCAATTCTAGGTGCAGTAGTAGGCACTCTTAGATTGTCCATAACTGGTGTTGGAAATCTTCTTAGTGTTATCATTCTATTATTAGGAATAACACCGTAATACTTACAAAAAATGAAGTCTTTCACATTATATGGCTGTGAGACGTACGGACTGTTAGGCTTTAAATACGCTCCACTAGAGGTAGTTGTTCCAATTATAGCTTGAGCAGTTGGGTTTCTACTTACTTCGGGGGTTACCCTCTGATTGTTAGCATACGTTTCGGATTTAATATAGCTCATTTTTCCTCCCCCGCCTTCACTAGCTTTTAAATCCCCTATAACATGATAATTAAATAATCCTAATCTTCCATCCTCTGATGATTGAGCCTCGTAGAATAGAGAGGACGGTAACCTAGTAACTGCATCGCTTTGATTTTCAAAAACACCATATTCCCTATCAGAGTTAAAACCATAAACGTTCTTCTTGGTAGCTTCTGATCTATCCACAAGGTCCTCTTTAAAACTACCTGTACTTGAAACAATCTTAGTTATCGTTGTAGCTTTTACGAGTGCCTCGCCTCTAGCACTTAATACTTGGTCCACAGCTTATAATTGTTATTTAAGTTATATATTCCTAAAATGGGATACTCTTAAATTAAATGCTGTATATCTCTATTTGGGCAGGGCCTAGTTTAAACTCCAGGAGAAGATCCTTAAAGGATTTAATTGAATTTTTTGAGGGTTCTTTGATAGTTATAAAGATTTTTGAAGGATTAGTGGTCTTAAAAGACTCTATTTTCTTAACTATCATTTGGTTTAATATCCAATATTGAATATCACTAAGATCTTTATCGCCGAAGCTTTCAGAGATAATCCTAGTTACATCTATATAGGACACTTTCTCGTTATCTGGCAGTGACTTTTTAATTTCACGGTAGCTAAGAGAAGTAAGATGTATTTTTACTGGGGGTTTTTTATTCTGGATTTTCTCCACTTATAATTTGTTGTTTGAAGTCTTCTAACCCCCAATCTGGAGAATTAGTTGGTGCCAATGGCTGGGTTTCTTCTAAGTCTTCGATTTTTTCTGAATTAATTCTATTGTTTTCTAAATTCTGTAAATGCTGTAGGTGTATCATTTTTCCAAATTCGCTAGATCTTTTAAATCTTTCTGACATTTGAGCTAGGGTTTCTTTTTTCTTCATTAAACCCATTGCCTTGACCATGGAGCGTCTTTCTCTTCTTGAAGGAAAATTCATATAATGTTTAAATTAGTTTGTTTTGAAATATTTTTAAAAATAGGCAAGATATTAGGGCATCGTCTATGTTTAGAGCATCATTTAAAGAAACAAGTGAAAATTTACTATTTTTTTCACTTTCTGATCCATCGCCAGATTTATCTTCTCTTTCTAAACCCGTAACATCCACACCAAATGCGGGATTACCGTTTACTACCAGTTTGGATGATTGGATATTACCTAAGAAATCCCATTTTTCAGTGTCATCAACGACATATCCAGATTCCTCTGTTAATTCCCTTTTTGCTGTCGCTAGAATATCGACATCAGATTTTTCAGGGGATCCTGTTATAACAGTTTTAATCATTCTTTCCTCTTTTATATCAGAGGGTTCAGAAATAAGCCCTATCGATTTAGGATTTCCGTTCTCGTCTATAGTATAGGGAAGAATCATTACTGATGGGTTTTTTTGTTTAATTCCAACCCTTCCTTTGTTTTCTATCACCTGGATATAATTATTCTGGAATAGAATCTTGGGATCTGACATTTTTTTGAGATGTAATTGTTTTTTGCTTTTTATATATATCCTTTATAGATTCCCTCAGAGATTGGCGGACTACCTCTATATCAAGGTCTTTAGTAACGTACTCTAAAATATCCTTTTCCGCTTCATCAAACGAACCCATTAAAACGTCCCATAAACTTCTAGGAGGCAGATTAATACTGAGCTTTAGATCAACATCTACCCAGTTTTCTTTTTGCTTTGATAAAAGAGCAAAAATAGGATTTCCTTCTACGGCTTGGGTTTTAATTTCCTGAGCATCCCTCTTTTTTACCCCCTTGTTTTGGGAAAGATCTGTTTGGGATACTAGCTTAACATCGGATGTTGGAATTATTTCTTCAAACCCCCTTTCAACCTTAATCATATACTCATCTAATAGATCTAATGCTATTCTAGATTTATCCGAAAATAAGATGTATTTTCTTCCACCTTCCTCTATTAAATCTTCAAAATGTTGAGTTTGTGAAATATTATCCCCCTTTATCCACTGATACGAAAAAACGGAATATTCTTCCCTCAATTCGGAAATATCCTTATCTGTCATAATTTGTATTATTTTCTTGAGTTTTTTGAACATGCGGCCATGAAGGCTTTTATTTTCTTTCTTCCAGTTTATTATAGAAGATTAAAAGCATTTATTTCAGGATATATAAAAACAATTATGAAAGTACCTAAGAAATATCTCACCAAAAATCCCCGAATAATGAAAAGGGAGATTAAAGATAATAAGGATAAGGCTGATAATGATCCCTCAGCATACACTGAATGGGATGCAGATTATAAATCAGGAAAGGCAGGCAAAGGTAAAAAAGTTGGCACAAAAACTAGCCAATACACAAATAAATACAAGAAAATGTTTGGAGAAAATAAAAACAGCAAAATATTAGGTTTTGAAGGATTCAATGAAGCAGTAGAGATTGCAACCTGGGAGGTTTTTAATGAACTCAAAGATGAGTATAATCTAGACAATCTTAATGAGGGTGTGGATTCAGTCTCTAGCCCAGTAAATAAAGCTCTTAAAAATAAATCAGAGAAAACCAGATTTCCATTAGGTATTTTAAAAAAGGTGTGGAAAAGAGGATATGCAGCATGGAAAATTGGCCATATTCCAGGAACTAGTCCGCAACAATGGGCAATGGCGAGAGTTAACTCATTTGTTACTGGGGGGAAGACATCTAAGATGGGAGATAAAGCCCTTTATAAGCAGGGGAGAGCTCATTTAAGAAAGAAAAAAAAGAAATAATGGAAAAATACGGATATAAAAACATCAGCTCAAGAAACGAATTTGAAAAATCATCAGAAAATGAAGGGCACCACGATTTCTCTTATAATTCAGGAAACCACATCACTCATCAGGGATTTATTAATTGGGGTGAGCAAAAAGATTGGGGTGTTCCTGGACAGACTAAGTATGAGGTTAAAACCATAGACGATCTTTTAAAAGCCAATGAAATCGTATCAAACACTAATCACTAATTCTTTAGTGATTCTGCTATCATCTCATCAAATATTTCTGACAGAGATAGTTTTGGTTCCCATCCTAATACTTCTTTAGCTTTAGTAGCATCTCCTTGCAGGAGTTCAACCTCAGCAGGTCTATAATATTTAGGATCTATCCCTATAATGATCTTTCCCGAAGATTTATCAATTGCAATTTCTCTTTCCCCTCCATCTTTCCAGTCTATGCCGATTTCTAATTTTTGACAAACCATATTAACCATTTGTTTAATAGAATACGTTTTACCCGTTGCCAGAACAAAATCTTCAGGGGATTCCAGTTGAAGCATTCTCCACATGCCTTCAACGTATTCTTTCGCATGTCCAATATCTCTTCTAGCAGAAAGATTACCAAGGGTTAAAATATCAATCTTTCCTTTTTTGATCTGACAGAGGGAATCTATAATTTTCTTTTCAACAAAATTCTCGCCTCTTCTTGGAGAAGTGTGATTGAAAAGAATCCCGTTACATGCAAATATGTTATATGATTCTCTATAGTTTTTAACAATCCAATATCCATACAGCTTAGCAACACCATACGGAGATCTGGGATAGAATGGGGTTGTTTCTTTCTGAGGGGTTTCTTGAACCTTACCATAAAGTTCGGAGGTAGATGCTTGATATAATTTAGACTTAGGCGAATGCGTTCTAATTGCTTCTAGTACATTTAATGTTCCCATAGCATCAACTTGCCCGGTATAGTTTGGAATATCAAAAGAAATTTTAACATGGCTCTGAGCACCTAGATTATAGATCTCATCTGGTTTTAATTCTGAAATTATATGAGACACATTTCCCGAATCTGTCAGATCCATATAGTGTCTTTTAAAATCAGGGTGTTCTCTAAAGTGCTCTATTCTTCCCGAATTAAATGACGATGATCTTCGGATTGTTCCATGAACTTTGTATCCTTTTTCCAAAAGAAGTTCTGCTAGATAAGATCCGTCCTGCCCGTTAACCCCCGTGATTAATGCTGTTTTCATTTTCTAACTTTATCTTTATTGTCCCAATACCATTTTACAGTTTCTGCTATTCCTGTTTCTAGTGTCATTTGGGGTTTCCAACCTATAGATTCTATCTTAGAATTATCCATTACTTTTCTAGGCGTTCCGTCTAATCCTTCAGTATCAAAAAGAATTTCACCTTTATAGTCTATGACATGAGCAACTATATTTGCTAAATCCCTTATTGTGATTTCCGATCCACTCCCTATATTAATTAAACCGTCTTTTCCTTTATAGTTTTCCAGCATAAATATTATTCCATCTGCTAAATCTTCAACATAAAGAAATTCTCTAAGGGGTTTTCCTGTTCCTAGTAACTTAAGGGTTGGCTCATTGTTATCTCTAGCACTTTCAATTTTTCTAATCATTCCGGGAATAACATGTGAAGCTTCTAAATCAAAATTATCACCGGGACCGTAAAGATTGCAAGGCATTAATGAATAATAATTCTTACCATATTGTTCTCTGATAGCATCACATAATTGAATACCAGCAATTTTTGCAAGAGCGTAGGATTTATTTGTTTTCTCTAAAGGACCGGTTAAAAGATATTCTTCTTTAATAGGCTGTGGACATTCTCTTGGATAAATGCAAGATGATCCTAAGAATATAAGATTCTGAACGTCGCTTTTTAGTGCAGACATTATAATATTATTCTGCATTGTTAGATTCTCGTATAGAAATTCTGTAGGATATGTTGAATTAGCAACTATTCCGCCAACTCTAGCAGCTGCAAGAATTACATATTCTACTCTGTTTTCAAAAAACCAATCAAGAACCTTTTCTTGGTTAAATAGATCTAATTCTTTTCTTGAAGGAGAGTAAACCCTATATTTTTCGGTGTCTATTTTTTTAAGGATGTTAGAACCAACTAATCCTGTTGATCCAAATATTGCAATATTTTTTTTCATATATCATTGATTATTCTCTTTCTGGTTTTTCTCCCCTATTTTCTCCTGCTCTTTGAAAATGATATGCAAAAGAATTAACAACAGCAAATGTTGATCCTGCTGCTATACACTTCTCTCTAAACTCAGAATCATTCGGGTGAGGAAATGGCTTCGAGAAGTCAAAACCACCCATTTTAATGTACCATTCTTTCTTCCAAACTGAAGGAGAGTACCAGCAAAATCCTTCTCTTATTGATGGGCGATCTTTAGAATATTCTTCCACCCATTTTTCAAATTCTGATCTATTGAAAGAATTTGCGGTTCTTCCAAAATCTTGATGGATGTTGGTTGCAGCCACTCCTATGGCTCCACATTCAATTAATTCGAGTCCTAACCAATCTGCATCATCTTTGTGTTTGATAATATTATCCATGAATTTTGGAGCATATGTTATATCTGAATTATCCCATAGAACCAGGTCATATTTAGCTCTTCTCATCATCCAATCCCATGATTCATAAACTAAATCAGGTCTTCCTGTGTTGGATAAAACCATAACCTCATAGGGGTAAGTGGAATTCTCTTCTAACATTTTTAATTTCAATTGGAGAACCGCATCATTCTCTTTGTTCATAGCGTGGGGAAAAACTATACTAATCATATCATTTCTTTTATTATTTTTCTTAGATCATATTTTTGAATCCAATTTGGATAATTATTTCTAAATTTTGTCATATCACTAATATACCAAATATGGTCGCCTTCTCTTGGTGTTTCAAGTAATTCATAGTCTACTCTTTTACCTGATATTTCATAAATTAATTCAATAGCTTCTAGAATTGAGCAGTTTGAAAGATTTCCTCCTCCTATATTATAGACTTCACCGGGATTAGGATTTTTATAAAATTCATAAAAGGCGGAGACAACATCACTAGAGTGTATGTTATCTCTAACTTGTTTTCCTTTGTATCCGTTAATGTAATATTTTTCTCCTGTCATTGCACATTTTACTAGATAAGATAAAAATCCATGAGCCTTAACACCTGAATGATTTTGTCCAGTTAAACATCCACCTCTGAATGTGCCAGTTTTTAATCCAAAGTATTTTCCATATTCCTGTGTTATTAAATCCCCGTAAGCTTTTGATACACCAAATAAAGAATGCTTACATTGATCTATTGATAGGTTTTCGTTAATTCCTTTTAGTATAAAATCAGAATTAACCGGATTAAATCTAGTATTAGATTCTGTGTATTCTGTTATAGTATTAGGTAAATCTCCATAAACTTTATTAGTAGAAGTAAAGATAAAAACTACCTCTGGAAAATAATTTCTTGTTATTTCTAGCATGTTTAAGGTACCAAGTGCATTTGCATTAAAATCTGCAAACGGATTTGTTGCTGCCCAATCATGAGAAGGTTGAGCAGCTGTATGAATAATCATCTTTAGATCTTTAATGCTGGATAAACTAGTCTGTAGATCTTGATAAGATGAAATATTAATTGAAAGATGCTGGTAATTTTTAAGTTCTTTTAATTGAGAAAGCATCCCATTTGTACTTGCTTCTTTTCCAAAAAATTTAGCTCGAGAATCATCATCAATTCCAATTATTTTAAATCCTTGTGTATGAAAGAATTTAACAGCTTCACTTCCAATTAATCCACAGGATCCGGTTATAATTACAGTTTCCATTTTTATATTATTTTAATAATTCCGATTCCACTAGCTATATCCCTATTAGGATCTATAAATTCTATAAATTCATATTCATTTCTTATTTCATTCCAAAATTGGGAAACCCCTTCACAGTCTCTTTGTCCTAATATGTCGTGAAATGCCATGTATTTACAAAGACCTTTATAATTCAAATAATCAGATTTAACTCCTAAATAAGAATGATCTCCGTCTATGAAATAAAGATCACACGGCTTTGCAGTTTTTATTATTTCAGGATCTCTAGAACTTCCGTGTATTATGGGTAGATCTTTATGAGTATCCCTTGGTTCTAAAGTAATTCCCGTTGTATCAAGTTCAAATTCATCCCTCATAAATCTTAGGAGCTGTCCAGCAGCACACCCTATCTCTGTGTAGGTTTTAATATTTTTTTCCTTTATAAATTCACAAAGCTTTTCAAGTTCATAAGCATTTTGTTCCAGTCCTCCGTTCGCATCATTTCCACCTAAAGCCCAATGGAGAGAATATTTTTTTATTTTATCTTTCATGATTTAGCTTTTATATTTTATTTAAAATTTCATTATACTTATAGGCAAAATTAGCATTTAGATAATTTTCCCTAACATATGTATTTCCGCTTTTAGCAATTTTATTTCTTATGTCTGGGTTTCTTTTTAAAAATTCAATTACATCCAATAATTCATAATTTGTTTTATAATAAACGCAATGCTCCCAATTAATAAAGAATTCCTCTATACCAGGAAAATATTTCATCAATACACATGAGCCTGATGCTAGCGCTATTAAGTTACGGTGAGTAAAATACCCATCTATATCATTTCTATTATTATGTGCAATAGTTAAATATGATGAATTATATAAGTCTGGAACATTTGAGAAATCTATTCCCCCTTTTGCTGAATTACTCTCATATGGGAATGATCCATAATACTCTAATTCAGGAGCATATTTCCCAATAAATTTTACGAGAGATATTCTTTCTTCACCCCCTGGAAAATGCTCATAAACATTGCCAACAAATACTATTCTTCCAGAAGATATCTCCTTTACATCTCTAATCTGCCTATCATCAAATACCTCAAAAAGATATTCACAAGGTGTATTAAGAATTCGAGAAAAAGATTTTAATTGTTCTCCTTTAAATGGAAATAAATAGAGATTTGCAACATCAATCATGCTCATTGCCTCGGGTAAAGGTGCATATCTAACGTCACCTACCCATATGGTAAAAAAAGCATTAGTTGATTTTTTAAGCAAATGACATTCTTCAATCGAAATGGCATTACCGTGCATATAAACAAGATCCGGGTTAAATAAAGTAGATTCCTCCATATTTTTAAAAACACGAGCTTCAAATTGGGTATTAAATCCAGATAACATGGAGTTAAATATTGAATCACTCTCAGCATGTCTACAATAATCTAAAGGAATGTATAAAAGCTTTTTTCTCATGAAATTATTTCTTTATTAAAATTTGGATGTGATTTTAGAATATCAGGGAGTGTGTTTTTATCAAAGTGTTTAGCTTCTGGCCAAACACCACATGTTGGATGAAGATCTAGTTTTCCAGGTTCCCATCCATAGTATGTATTTTCTAACCATCCTTCTTTAAGTTCATTCTTGTGTCCATGAATATCAAACTTGTAATCCATTATTTTTTTAGATTGAGCATACCCAAAATGATAGATTGTACCGTCAATTGGAACCTCTAAATTATTTTTTCTTTTTAGATTAAAAATTCTAGCAGGCTCAAAACCATCTTGACATGCCCAATTGAAAGATTTCCAAAAATGAATAAATCCGGAAATATTTCTTCTCCATGCTTCTCCGTCATATGCTTCTTGAATACATCTTTCTAAAGAAGTAGACTCCCAAACTTCATCTGTGTCTAGAGTTAGCATGATATCATACTCAGATGCATTGGTGAATGCCAAAGATCTGTGATTTCCTTCATTACCAGCATCTACTGTCACCCATTCTATTTTGTTGGAAGATCCAAATGCTATCTCTTTTAATTCATCTTCTGTTTCCGGGCATTGCTTTTCTGTTCCGTGGCCATAACTAGGTTTAGGCGTATAAAGAATTAGGATTTTCTCAACCTGTTCATCTATTGATTTAATAGATGCATTAAAATACTCAGCTCCATAGTGAACTGGATAATATGCCATTACTTTCATTGTTGTATCATTTTTATTGCATCATCTAATAAATGCTTGGCGTGAAATCCAAAGCATGTATCTAAACGATGCTCGGGGTCTAAACTATTCTCAATCGAAAAAAGTCGAGCAATTTCTAAAGGAGCAATTTTTAATCCTTCATCTTCTATATCTTTTCTTTTAGCAGAAATTATATAGGTGTCTTCATTCTCAGTGGTGTGCCCGGTAAATGTTTTAGTAAATTCTAAAAGCCTTTTACTTCTGAGTGAAAATCCACCATTTCCTACTTGTTGTCCCTCTACCGGCCAACCTATATAAAGAGGCCAAGGAGATCCTATATAATCATACTCATAAAAAGAATCGTTCCATAAACTAGGATTGAGTATAAATCCATCATCCTGAAAAATAAGGCAAAACTCAGAATTAACCCAATCTGATAAATGATGCAAGCAGAATCTTGAATAATCAGATATTCCAAATTCTTTTATTCTTGTATGAGAAACACCTTCTATTTCTGGATCGTGTGTGGATATCATTTGTATAGATGTAAATTCCACGTTTGTTAGAAAGAAATTAAGAATAACACTATACCTCTCATACCTTTCTTTATCATAGGGTCTTCCGTCTATACAAACCGCAGTTATTTTTTTTAAATCTATTTTACTCATTCTTCGGTGTTTATAAAAAGATAAGGTCCAGAAATTCTATCTTCTTCATTATATGTTCTATGCTCTGATGTGTGATAATGATAGGATTTTATAGACTTAGATGGATTCTTAACCATATATCCAGCCTTTTGAAGCTCGTAAGCTATTTTGTTATCACATCCAGGTATTCCTAAATTTATAGCATATTTTCCAGGAAGAATATAATCCTTAAACACCCACGTATCTTGACTGTCCCAGGTATCATGATGAACCGGGTTGCTTCCTATTTTGAATTCCCATCTTGAAAGGGCTAGGGGTTCTTGATTGGAAATTTTTTCATACATTTTAGAAATACAATCTTCATCATAAAAAATATCACTATTAGATATTAACATTAATCCTTTTTCGTCTCCAAGCGTTTCCTTTGCTACATTAAAAAGATCTTGGTAGGTTGGTCTATTTTCTATCCAACTAATTTTTATTTTCTTGTGGAACGGAATTAGTCTATTAAGGGTTCCCCTTTCAATAACCAGAACAATTTGATCTATTAATTCATTGGAAATATTCTCTTTCACACAATACTTTAATTCTTGATATCTTTCAACGTCATCAGGAATGTAAAATTGAGTTACTAAAATGTTTTTATTTTCCTGCATTTTGAATTTTTTTTATAGCAGAATACACAAGATCATCTCCAGACTTTAATGATTTAACTTTTTCTAAATTATCTAGTATTGCATCCATTTTAGATTTGTATAGATTCTCAGATAGTATTCCAATGTCACCCTTTATATCATCAAAGAATATTATTCCATCCTGATTAAAGTCTTCCGTCACTTTCCTAGTCCCCCAGTAAACTGGGATTGTTCCTGTTGCAAAGCAATCGGTTATTTTTTCAGTGTAGTATTTGTCATACACCGCATTTTCGAATACAACCGAAAACATGTAGTCTTTTAAAGCTGGTAATTTTGATCTCCACCAATCATGTTTTGGTCCAAATCCCTCACCGATCCTTGGAGAGTTATGCGCGCCTCCAAATAAGTCAATACTATTCATCAATGATTTTGCAACATCCAATCTCAATTTATGTCCATCTGTTCTTGTCTTAGGTGAACATATCATAGAGCATAATTTAGATTTTTGATAAACTGCAATCTCTTCGGGTCTAGTCCACGGAAGATTAGATCCTGGTGGTGCATATATGAATAAAGAATCACACCCTAATAAAGTCTCATCACACGTAAAAATACCTGCATATTTTTCTTTGAATTTTTTAGGATTTTGCAATATAGTATTAAAAATATCTATAGCGATCTCTCTAGATTCACAAAGCCATCCAAATTTAGAATCATTCTTAGGTGTTTGTAACCCGTCCATTATTTTATCATCAATATAGATATCTGCTATACCCTCCTTACTAGTCCAGCAAAATTCTTTTGGCGGTAGATTAGAGCACGAAGAAAAATTCTCAGGAAATGGCATTCCTATGCCTTTTATTAGCTCCATAGTTTTTTATATGTTTTTATTCTAACTCCTCCTTCTTTTGAATCAAAAAATAAATCATCAAGTGGATTTTGTTCCGTGTCTATACTCGATATAATTTTAAGATCCCAATCTTGCTCTATGTTTGTGACGTTTGTAGCTTCTATAATAATATCGGATTTTCCTGGTTCAATAGAATCAAGAACGGAGGGATCAAAGTATACCAATCCGCCAGATTCTATTTTAAGTCTAGCAAAATCATCATTTTCTATAGATTCGGCTAAAAGCTTTTTCTTAAAGATAAAATTAATTCTAGATCTATCTGAAAATTGGTCTAAGAAAATCAATGCAGATTTAAAATCATTGGGTGTCTCTGATTTGAATATAATTTTAAATGTCTTAGCATTTTGTGAGTAGGATCTTCTTACATCATCTGTAACACCTACCTGTCTATGGGTCTGTACCTTGCCTTCGACTTTTGAGTTCCCATTCCAAATATAACGCCCATGTACAAAGTCGTTCCAATTGTTATTTAGTAGGTATATCGAATATGATCCTTTAATTGTATCTAGTACGTAGTGCTTTAATGCGTCATGATCTAATTCGACTATACCATTATCATAACATTCTCTACAATGAATCACCCACTCTCTTATTATTCTAAAAGCACCTTTAGTGTAATTTAAATATAAGGGGGATGCTTTGATTCCCTCAATATTCCCGGTATGAGTTGCCATTCCTATATCCTCCGTAACCTCATTGAAATGATCAAATGGCTCTCTAAAGTCGGTGTCGCAATCCATCCATATTAGAGGTTTTTTATACTGCTTTAATTTTTCAAGGATAAACTCAGGCTTCATTAAACAATTATCTCCATAGTTTCCTCTGGATTCAATTTCTGCAATATCATAGTCCAAGCCAAATCCTTTACACCTCTCTATAAGTGCTTTGGCAAATCCCTTATAATATTTTCTTTCTTCATAATCAGCATAATAGCTGATGATATTATGTTTAACAGTAACGTTTGATGTATTGCCGGTAACACCCGGATTCTTCGGGGTATCATTTATATCCAATTCGGGTTTAATAAAATCCTTAATAGGATTCCAAATTTTTCGTATCTTACTTATTTTTCCTGATAACATTCTATGGGTTACGCTTTTTATATATCATTCATGTTTATGATCCAAAATCCTCATTATTGTTAATTTGATCCAGATTTTCTAGATGCCTGAAAGTGCTCGATCACAGGTAATATGTTTGGGTACATAGATTTAGTGTGGTCAAATATGTAGGTGTATTCCGGCGGCAAATTTTTGTAGGTTACTTCTGAGATTTGTTTGGTTGCCCTTTGTAAATTAGCTTGTTCCCATGTATCCGGCTTGCTTCTAAAAGCTTCGTTATTTTCATTGATAGATTTCCAAAGATTAACTAGGGATCTTGCATTATCATTATTTCTTATAAAGATTGTTCCACTTAAAGCTTCGTTCTGTCTCCATCTAAAATTCTCTGTCCTGTATGCTATATCGCAATCTAAAGATTCAAATAGATCTGGATATCTTTTAAACTCTGCATCAACGTCTACATAAACTAGATTTTCTGAGAATCTTTCTAAACAGTCACTGATAAAGTTTGCCTTATAGTGTGTGTTCTTTTCCCAAGACCCTAAGTCTTCTATTGGTTTTAAAAAATGGGGTAGATTAAATTCTTTACAAGATTTTGTAAGATTTTCCGAGAGTTGCTGGTAAGGGTTTCCTAAGGTATAATAAGCTATTACTAGAAAGGGGCTCATAAGAGACTATAGATATATTCATAACCCAGGATGTTAATAGATAACAATCTTAGTTGTGTTTTAGTGGAAAGTTTCCAAAAACGAGAAATATTTTTTTTATGAGAGGAATCCGTCACGTTTTGGGTTATATATTATAGTAGTAAGCAATGAAAAATTTACAACCATATTGGTTTTTACAAGATCCTATAGATGCAGAGCATAAGTATTATATTCTGATGGATTTTCTGCAATCTGTGGAAACTGATCTTGGAAAGAAAAAATACTCAGAGCAAATCCAAAAAATAACCAGGGTTTACAATGATGTAAAAAGTTTTCAAAAGTTTAATAGACTTAGTGATAAGACTGTTAAAAATATGACCCAGGACGAAATAGAGAAAACCCATGAACTAATAACACTTGTCGACGAGAATGAAGAAGTTCCACTTATATTAGACGGAACATTAGAGGTGTTAGACAATTTTATGGAGAAGTTAAATCCCTACCTCGAAGAAATAGAAAAATCTTTAGAGTTCAGAATACACAATGAGGATTTTTTCTCTAAAGACCGCGGATATGTTGTTATGAGAAATAACAAGAACAAGAAAATGAAAATTTACTCTTGGTTGTTTTCTATTATTAAAGTTGATGAGGTTGAGCAGGTAGGTCTTTTGTTAAGCGAATTGATGGACCCATTACCCGAGTATACAAAGTCTGACAGAAAAATCTATAACTTTTTTGAAAAGGAGATCAAAAACTTTTCTAAGTATACCGATTGTTTTATTATTGTGGATTTGCAAAAGGCCAAGGGCGAAGATGAAATATCATTTGAGCTTATGAAAGACAAGTCAATAGAATTTATAGTTAATAATTATAGGGATTATCTTTCTATGCTATAAGGGATTAGACTTTTTAGCATAACCATCGCACTTTTCAACCGTCGCCATAAAATCGTTATTATCAACTCCTACTGATATAGGAGAAAATCCATCTATCCCAATTATTATCTCTTCATTTTCTGGATAGGCGTCGGTATATGATATTTTTACTTTTCTTTCCGTTGGGGAGTAATAAACATCACAAGTTCTTTTTCGGTGTTTAAGCCCCTCAAAGCAAAGAATAAACCCGTCTGGAAGTATTTCTAATTTATACTCGGATTTACTTTCCATATACTCTTCTACGCTTTTGATTAATTTATCTACCCTGTCCTGCGGAAGATCCTGAATGTCTGATATTTTAAAAACACCAGCGCTTTTAAAAACAGCATCCATAAGATCTCTACGATCCTTTAATGGATATCCCAAATAGATCTCAGTCAAATCCTGCACAAAATCGTTTTTAGTGTATCCTAGTCTAGGGTCGAAGTTTATAGCAAACTTGAACGGAGGCACATCTGAAGATCCCCTATCCTGGGATCCAGCAGAGGTACTTTCAAATAAATCTCTATAACTTAGAAGGTGTTTCAATGGGTGACTTGATTATATGGTTATATATCTTTGGTTTTATTATTATAGAAGAGATATATAATAAAAATAAAGTAGAAATGAAAGTCATCAAATATTCAGAATTTACAAAGGTTAATGTAACAGACGAAGAATATTTCAGAATAGTGGAAGGTTTAGAAGCTCATTATAATGATATGCTGCACAAAGGTGAATCAGTAGATCAAATAAATGAAGGCCTTTGGGATTTAATTAGCGGTCTAGGCGGTAAATTAATGGGTGGATTTGAAGATAGACTAAAAAACTATGCTGCTGGATGGCTTTTGGACAAATTCGGATTACCAAACGACGGTGGGTTTATGAGTGAATTTGCAAAGAATATAGTGGAAAATATCTCATTTATGCACATTGGTAGTTATTTCGGGGCAGGATCTTGTAAATATTGGACAAAAGCAATAACATTAGGATTAACAGAAACAATAGAAGAAAAAGCTATCTCACTTATACTTTCTAGAGGATTAGGAATAAACATTAATTTTGAATCTGGTTTAGGAGGTACTTTTGTAGCTTCAACAAGAGAGGCATTAACTACCTATATAAACTCTACCGCTTTTGCAACTATGCTAGAAACTAAATTAGAGGGAATAGTTTGTGGGGAAGGAACATCATTCAAAAGTATATTTGGAGGCGGAAAATTCTCAGAAAAAGATTTAGCTACTGCAGCTAAAACATCAGCCAAATCGACCGACGGAACAGGTAGTACTAATACTGGAATATTAAGTCTTTTAGGACTAGGATAATAAAAAAAGAAAAGATGCATCAGAAAAACGTAAAAAAGAGGGAGATCTTAGAGTTTAAAGACTTCTTAAAAGTTATAGCAGACCCATGGAATCCTAAGAACATGAGTAAAGAGGATAGATCCCCTTTTCATGAAATTAAATTAGAAAAACCTTACGAGTATGTTGGTTATGGGGACGCTATTTTTAAAAATCAATCTAAGATAGATTATCCAGGCAACGGAGCAGTAGAATCAGGGGGTGCAGAATAAGAATGCGATCACGCAAAAAGATATATAGATATAAATAATTCAAAAATGGAAAAAAAGATATTAAGTTTTGAGGAGTTTTCTAAACAATACACTGAAGGAACACTTGGTCAAGACAATACAGAAATGGATATGGACACTGCAGATACAGCAGATCAAGAAGAAACTGAAACCGATGGTGGTGCAGATTCAATTCCTACTGACGATGAAACAGAAGAAGAAGATGAAGAAACTGATGGAGTAGATTCCTCATTTGATATGGACGATGATACCACTTCTGATGATATGACAGATAACGAGGAAGAAGAAGAGGAAGAAGAAGAAAGTATGGAAGAAGAGGAAGATATGGAAGAAGGAGAAGAAGAGGAAGATATGGAAGAAAATATGAACGAAGAAGATGAGGATGAAGAGGAAGAAATTGACCTAGATGAGTATAATGAGGAGGAAGAATTAGAAGATGAAGCGGATGTCAATGAGGAAGAAATAGAAGAAGATGAAGAAATGGAGGAAGGAGAAGAAATGACCCACGAAGAAATGGAAGAAGGCGAGGAAATGGATCATGAAGAAGAAGAATCTGAAGAAATTTTAAACCCTGCTTTTAATAGATTTTTCAATTAACAATAAATTAAAACAAAATAAACAAAAGGAGATCCTCAAAGATCTCCTTTTTTATTTGCCAAGGATATATAGATCAATTAAGTTTTAGATGGATAATTTATTGACCAAAGAAGATGATTTTGTTTTTCAGGGAGCTGAGAATCTAAAGATAGGCTCAAAAAAGCCTATTTCCCTTGTGATTCTTACAACCAAATTAGAATCAAGAAAAAACTATCTTGCTCCAACTGTTAAAAAAATGATGGAGAAATCCACTTCTTTAGGATTTAAATGCATCATAATTAACACATCGCAGGGGGAAATCGAAAAAAGTGAAACAGGAAGCTTCTTTATTAGAAATAAAGGAAGCAACAACAAGTATGAGATTGATATTAAAAATACAGCAATACTTGCTAGAAGATCATCAATAAACTCAACAGCAGCTGTTAAATTTTTTGAAAAACTTGAATCTCTCGGATTTGTATCAGTGAATTCCCCAAGATCTGTACTTCTTTGTGAAGATAAGTTAGACACTGTTCAAAAACTCCAAGAAAAAGGAATACCGACACCAAAAACTGCTTTAATATCATCAGAGGATGATATAGAAAATGCTATGAATAAAATTGGAGGAAAATACCCTATTGTAGTAAAAACATTAAGCGGCACCAAAGGAATAGGTGTATTTCAGATAGATTCTAAAACGTCTCTTTTCTCAACTTTACAAACAATATGGAAGCTTTCGCCAGAAACTGAATTAATAGTCCAAGAAAAAATAGAAGCTGACTTTGATTTAAGAATACACGTAGTTGGATCTAGAAATTCTACAGGCGACGGGGATGATTATACAATTATAGCCTCTATGAAAAGACACAGAATAGAGAATGACTTTAGAACAAACGTGTCTTTAGGTGGGGTAGCAGAGGCAGTAGAAATATCTAAAGAGATAGAAAAAATAGCAATAGGAGCTGCTAAAGCAACTGAATGCTCGTGGTGTGGTGTTGATATTATTATTGGAAAAAATACTGGTATACCATATGTTTTAGAAGTAAACGCATCACCAGGAACTGACGGCATAGAAAAAGCAACGGGTCTTGACGTAACAGGAATTATCTTAGATTTTATACTTGATAAAAAGAACTGGAATTATCCTCGAAAAATGGTGGGATTTAGAGAGAGCTTTGATATCAAGGGGGTTGGCAAATTTATAGGTAAATTAGATACTGGCAACGGATCTATTGCGTGTTCTCTTCATGCAGATTTTTCAGAAGAGGTTGATGGATTTTTAAATTGGACAGTTGGGGGTAAATCCTTTAGTAACAGAATAATGGAATATTCCCATGCAGAAGTTGGGGATCAAACTGATAAAAGGCCAGTTATTCTTTTAGATATTGAATTCGGGGAAATGGTTTACAAGAAGGTTAAATTTTCTATTGTTGATAGAACTAACAAAAGTACTCCGATACTAATTAACAGGGGATTTATGGGAATAGCTGGTTTAGTTGTCGATGCAAGTAAGACCTTTCTTTTGACGGATGAACCAGAAGATTATTCACCACTTAATGCAAAAGGTGATTCTCTAGCAGGAATTGAGCTTTATTAATATTCTCCTCTTTCTAAAAAATCGCTGTATCCCTTTTTAAAGCTTTCAATAGCTTCTATTCTATATTCCATAGGATCTTTCACTATTCTTTCATTCTTTAATGGATGCTTTTTTCTTTCTATAACAGAATCGGGAACCAATCCTTTGAATGCTTTCTTAAGAATAGTCTTATGTTTCCTTAAATCCATCGGAAGATTTAGTGCCATTTGAAGAAGCTCTAAATTCAGAAAAGGATTTCTAAGCTCTAGTGTATGGGCCATGCTCATTTTATCAAGTCTTGGTAAATGGTAATATGTTAATTCATGGAAAACATCAGATCCTTGTGAGTCGTACTCATCTATTCTTCTATATCCTCCAAACATTTCATCTGCTCCGTCCCCTGATAGGACTATTCTAGTGTCTGTTCCTTTTTTAATCGCATCAAATAGCAGGTACTGTGGTACCACACTGCCTAAATCTATAGGAGATTCATTCCACTTAAAATACAATTCATCCAGATTCATACTATCTTCGTTCATTGTATATTCCAATTGGTTTACTTTAATACCCCAATAATTCTCGCATTCTCTGACATAATCATTGTCCGGTCCGTTGTTTATGGTATACCAACTAACATCCGCACCTAGCTTAAGAAGAAGCCCACCAATGATAGATGAATCCAGACCTCCTGAGAGCAGGATGGATATAGGATAGTCCAAGCTTAACAGTCTATTCTTTGTCGCTGCTTCAACTTTGTTCCAAACCCAATCTAACATCTCATCCTCAGAATTAAACTCAAATTTGGGGGGTTTAAATGAGAAATAGGGACCATATAGCTTCTTGAAGTCAGGAGCAGCAAAATTCCATTGATAAAAGTAGTTTGG